ACTATTGCCGATTTGTGCAAGGAGGGGTTTTATATACAACCTAGAAATAATACTATAAAGAGAGTATGACGAATGAATGGTATGTTGGTGCTGTGGCAGTAGTAGTACTCTACACCACCTTTTGGATTTTCCAGTTCTTCAACTACATTGTGAACTGGCTTGAAGCGCACTTCCCTGTTTTTAATAATTTCGTTTGGCTACTGTCCCTTGTGATCCTGTGGCTGATCGTTATGTTGGTGGGGGTGTACCACACCTATGGGAAGAAAACCCCTGAGTGAAAAAGGTGTACGGTCTAGCCGCCCTACTATGAATAGGGTGTTCTCTATCTATCGTGACCAGTATGATTACTGGAAGAAGTACCTAAAGAAAGACATTAACATCTCTGCTAGCATCCGCGACATCTTTGATCGGAAACTCATCCCACAGGAAGTCCATCCAAGTCTTTCAATAGAAGTTCATAAACTGTTTGTTCTTCACTTATCATCCCTTGTCCAAATCAAGGACCCCTACGAGCAAGCAGTCTATTTATATACTATTATGACTAAATATGGTCTTACAGTAACAGTCTGGCAGATGTATTGTTACATACAAGAACATCAGGAGTTGTTGAAATGATCATAACAGATCAGTCAGTTGGTTCTAATGTAGGGGAGTTCACAGCAATTCCCTTCCATGCAATCGTAAAGTTTAAGGTACAGTCAATTGAAGATAACTTCGTCATCAAGGCGATTCTTCTCAACGATGAGGAAGTCATTGTCGGATGGAAAGGTTCGATGGACCGGGTGATGGAAGTCCTCAGGGAACTGGATGAAGCAGAGTACGATGCTGAACCATATGTTCACATCTACGATACCCAGTAACCTTTTTAAACTCCCTTTTCTATTATATAGTTATGAGAATATTCTCATGTATTGTTCTAGCACTGACGATGATGGTCGCNCTGACCGGAATCGTNATGGCAGTTCAGATGTGTCCCTGGGAAAGTGATCCGCAGACCTTTGTCCCTGCGTTGCCTATCTCAGTGGGGAGTACCTATGCGGGTACATGTACCGGAGTAATGACTATCTCGGAACAGACTCAGAGTCAGTTCGTAGAGAATGGAACTAAGATAGTAGGTAATAATCTGGACTATCTAGGTTCGGTGGGAAATCATGACGTCGCACTACAAACCGTTATCAGTAACAGACCTATCGGAGTTTCTATTGATGCTGTCCAGGACATCAAGTATTCTGGTGTTGGTGCTATTCTTGGCACTAACCAGTTCGGTATGGAAGTAACGAATGGGCAGGGTAATGATACCCAAGTGAACTGTAACATTGCTATATCGGGAGCAGACCTTATCCTTACTGATGGAGAGTATGCCGCATCCCATAGCACTTCTGTGTTGGGTAACTTGTATCAGGGATATGCAGTAGCCGCTAAGGGTGATGGGATGGTGAACCTATGGAGTGCATCGTCCAGTAGGACAGGCTTGCAGTATTGCAGTCAGGTAGATAATGAGACTGTCTGCACTAACAAGTTGTATGGCATGACCTCGACTCGGTTCAATGCGATGTCCATTGGGAAGTTCGATACCCAATACGCCTATAACTATCAGGCAGGACTAACCACCTAACCCTTTTTTCACTGTTTTGTTCACAACACACACTATACAACGCTACCGCTACACTCAGTTATTGTATCCTAAGGAATATTATATATAGTAAAAACGTCATATTATTAGTATATCATAGCGATAGATATGTTGTAATAATAATAATAATAATAATAATAATAGGCGTTCGCAACGTAAGACAGCAGTAAAATTCTTTTTCCTGATCTTCGGTACTGTTGTATTGTGTCTGTTTCAAACACTATATATTCCAAAAGAGCTATTCAATAGTATATGCAAAGCCAAACAGTAACAGTAAGAATTGGGAGCGATCTTCGGAACAGAGCAGAAGAGGCTCAGATTAACTTTAGGGAAGTACTCGAGAGCGCAGTAGCAGAAAGGCTAGGGGATTTAGCACTGGCTGAGGCTACCGCTAGGCTGAGTAATTTCATAAGGGATGAAAAGAACGATGCACGCCTATATGATATATCCGCATCTCTCTATTATCTACCGGGGGAAGGAGAAGGATTCCCTATGCCGGTGGTAAGGTGGGTAACCAACCAGTTAGGTTTTCACCAGAAGTATTACTATTCAGTCAAGCTCGCACTCGACAAAGCCTATGAATTAAGGTGAGGTTTATATCTGACTTCGTGAACTGTTAGGTAGGTGTTAATTAATGGGAGAGTATTGGATGATGCACTGTCCTAAGTGCGGTATCAAGCCATCTCGCATCAGGAAGGAGTGGGTTCCTACTGAGCAGATTATGTGTATGGACTGCCACGTACTAGGAAGTTTAATTAGGGATGAGCCTAAACCAGTAGAACATGGCAAAGTTGAAGAACCCTCCTTCAGAGGAGACGAAGACAGCACCAGAGCCGAGAAAGACACTGGACCAGTTCTGCCGAAGCGATCCAGAACTCGCTAAGCATTACGTACCGAATCAAGACTGGGCAGCTATACACTCAATCCTTTTGTATAGGATTTACTATGAAATCCTTACGAAAGAATAAGTACAATGCTGTCAAGACTGAGGTCGATGGTATCTTGTTCGACTCCAAAGCGGAGGCGGCTAGATACCTTGAACTTAAAGACCTATTAAGTAAGCAGGAGATTCTCTCTTTTGAAAGACAACCAGAGTTTGAACTAATCCCTTCTTTCACTAAGAATGGAAAGAAGATACGTGCTATTAAGTACCGTGCAGACTTCATTGTCTATCATAACAATGGTACTGTAATAGTGGAGGATGTGAAAGGTATGATAACAGATATATTTAAGATTAAAAGAAAGATGTTCGACTATACTTATCCAGAACTCACGCTGGTCGTGGTACAATAGTCTGGCAGGACATCAATGCCATGCTAGTAACCTTCTGCTTTACTGCATGTCTTATACCAATACTCATTGATTGTATGAAGGGCAACAGTGTCAATCCATACGCCTCTATAATCACCGGGATTGGGTTGCTAGATTTATTCATAATGTACGTGACTTTGAATATGTACCTAGCCAGTATAGCGAATCTTACCAATGGTATTATCTGGTTAGCTATCGCGTTTTATTCGTTCAATAATAGAGTACCAAACAGCAAACCAAACTATAACAAAAAGCACCATGGCGATCTCTGACCACATGAGAAGTTATATATTCTTATACAATTAATAAGTTGTTGGTGATGCAGTCACCATTATAACGTCTCTTCTGATGGCGTAGGGAAGAGGGGTAACTTCCCTACACCTCAACGCCTAAAATGTAATTGGGGTAGAATTTGGTCGAGAACACAAATCGCAGTCCCTTCCACATCAAAGGTAGACCTTAGGAAATATAAACCTACTCTCCATTAGTCGCTTCAAAACAGTCAAGATGCTTCATAGCGGATTCAAGGCACTGATCGGCGTACTCCAATTCCTTCAGATAACGCTCCAAATTGCTCATGACGGCAGCAACGCTCTCTGGTACAATGTCTATTCTTTCCCTGCGTGCCTCTTTAATCTGCTCGCGCACTTCAAAGAAGTGATACTCATTCGATTGTGAAATCTGCTGAATGAGTTTACATCTGACCTCAAGTGACTCTACCCCTGCTACTACCTGGGAGAACTTCTCTAGGAACTTATTGATAGCCTCCTCGTCCTGAGGTCTCTTGTAACTAAGACCCATGATAACAAGACAGTTAAGGGTAGGTAATATTTATAAGTTATGCCGACTTATGCGCGACATAATAGCCATCAGACCCGGGTGCGAAGGATACTCCATCCCCAACTTCAACTGTTGGGCAGGTCTTAGTAACTTTATAGACTCCATCCGATCCCATAACAAGCTGTACCTTATCCCCTACCTTCAAAGTCTTCGATCTGTATGCTATTGAATCCCCGTAGTTAGTAGGGGTATGATTAACCTTCTCACCTACTTTGAAAGTTGGGCATCTCTCAGTTGATGGGAAAGGAGAGTCCGAATAGCACCCGAGTAATATGTATGGTTCCCCATCAACGAAACTACAGTCTACACTCCCTATGGATATTCCATCATCATGGTGAGTATCAGTATAAGTACCATCCCAGTATGTAGCCAAGTGATAGTAGGAAGGGTAGCCGCCGTAAGTTTTCATCCAGGCGTGTAGAACCTTATTAGTCCCATCCTGAGTTACTAGGTTACCTCCTGCAACCTGAGCCTCTCCACAACCCATATAAGTCCAACCAAAGTTCCAACCATTGACAGTCCCTTCAGTTGCGATGTAACCATCCATAGAGAAACCAAGTCCATCTCCCTGTATGAATACTACCTTCCCATCAGAGTTCACAGTAGCGTCTACTGGAATATTATTTAAGTCCCTTGCTATCTGAGTGACATCTGTCCATATGTTACCTTCCCACTGTTTTATAGCGACTACCGGGTTCATCTGAGAACCATGTCCCTGCCAGGGTTGCCAACACCCGAAACCATAAACCTCATCCCCGGTAGGTTTCTTCATCAGTACCCATTTATTCGCATCATTGAAGTAAGGGGCGTTTCCAGGTGCGCCATCATCCCCTAAGAAGGTGTATATCCATTCCGTTTCACCATTCCAAGAATACCAGTGTTCCCCCATCAGGTACTCAGTATTAGAGATATGGCAACCTCCATTGTTATCTACTAGGAAATCATTACATTCATCCGCAGGAGTGGTAGTGATAGTCCAGTTACCACTCTCGAAGATATATTCAAGAGGCTTATGGGCAACTGCTACATAGAATCTATGCTTATAGTTTACATAGACTTCACCATTAACGCACCATATCTTGCTATCGTAGTAGGTATTATAATACATGTACCAATCTGTTTGGTGTTCGATTAGTTCTTTCCTATCATGTATGGGATCATAGATATAGAAATCCATGTTGATATAGTCTGCAACGAACCAGTAGATTATATCGCCAACTACCAGTAAGGATACCTGAACCCACCAAGGTTGACCACTGCTATCAACTGGTATCGCATTAGGGTACTGGTCTTCTACCCAAACCCCATCTAGTAATCTCCGTACCCGTATCTCCCGGTATGCCATCTACACAACCTCTACCCACTTCTCCGTACCATCAGGTGCAGTAACCTTTACCATCTTTGTTGAACTGTCCCAGGAGTTCTGAACCTGTAAGATAGTAGCCTGTGAGGTGTACTCTGCCTTCTCACTTGCTACCTCTTTGACCGCCTGTATCCCTCCTATATCTGCGGCGACATAATCCTCGGCAACACCGAAGTATATAACCATAGGCTTGAACTGGTCATAGTCTACCCCTATAAGGCGGGTCACAAGAGCCGGTCCGGTTACCGGAGTTATGATTAGTTCGCTCCCTAAGGGTACCTCTTTCCAGAAGTCAGTCTCAAGAGAAGTGAAACTTCCATATTCATTTGTATTGCTGTACTTCCTTACGATATTAGCCGCTACCTTATCCAAGGTATCAACGATGACTGCTCCTGTGCATGTGACGGTCTTCTGCCTAGTCCCATTCTCGAGTATCGGTGAAGTAGTAGCCCAGTCAAGGAACTGAACCGGGGTGTACCTCCCATGAGAATAGGGGGTACTCCCATTAGCACCCCTGGCATTAATCTTGAGGGTATTCTGGTAGAGGAAGGAGTAGGTCATATCCTCCATCCCTACCCTAATGGTACCACTTGTTGGTATTGCTGGTGAGACTGTCGGATAATATTCAGCGAGAGGGACATCAGTATCCTTAATCATCACATCTGAGTATGCCTTGTGGAAGACACCTAGTCCACCATATGTTGCCGGATCGGTGTACCCGGGTGGGCAGTCAGGTCTTCGGGTATTATTATATGCGTTTTTAAGACCAGTGAAGGAAGAAGTTGTCTTACCAGAGTATTTAATAGTTTCAGTAGCAACCTGAAGTACTCCGGTAGAGGGGAACCCCTGGGTGGTATATACATTGATTGAGGTATCTCCCTCAGTGCAGTTAGTGGTGAGCCGCGTCTCGTTGACACCCCACCACCCCCATCCGGCGGTCGGTGTGACTGCTGATGTGACACTGAAAGTTCTTGACAATTCCGGCTGTACCCCTGAGCATACCACTGAAGTCACAAGTACATCGGTATTCTTCTTCCGGTCTACATTGACGCAGTCCTCATTGACATGGTAAGTATTGGTTACAGTTGATGGCTGAAGGTTGTTGATAAGGTTAAGTCGATTGTTCCCACTATTGTCTTTATCCACATACCAATCCAACCCTCCGATCTGGCAGAGGTCTGATATAGCGGATAAGGCTCTAACAGGAGTAAGTTTATAATCGGTGAGTTTATCAGTGGTTGTATAATCGGTTGCTATAACCCAATCGGCAGGTACAATATCCTCTATCACTTCGAGAACTGTTACCCCGTTGTAGGTCTGCTCGTTGCTTATTGATAAGTCCCTGAGGATAGAAGCATTGCCCTCAACATGGACATCCCATATAGGAATGTTCTCCCGCTTCTCGAACCTTGTTACAGTCCCTATAAGTAGTTGTCTACCATTGATAATAATCTCTACCGGCTTATTATAACCTACAGTTAGCAACTGTGCATCGGAAAGGTTTATAAGTTGCAGGTCGAATGAGTTGATCTGGTTCAACCTTATAGAACCTTTTAAGTTAGTAAACTCTCCTGCTGTGAATACTTCCGTCATTAGTCTATCACCACCACGAACTCAGAGTTATATGGATGTCCTATATCATACACTCCTGTTATTGCACTATTTATATTCATCATCCAATTTGCGGTCATTGATACCCCACACGGTATGAAGTAACTACCAGTCAAGGTGGGGTAGGTATCTATATTATATTTTGCAGTTAATTCTTTGAAATTGGCGCGAATATCATAACTTGAAGTTAAGTCGATGGATGCGTTTATTCGATAAGGACTTATAATAGTCTTTCTTATACCGTCTATTAGTTCAATATCGTCTATGTTGAAGTAATAGTAAGTCCCTCCATAATTATTAGTGTACATATAAATGTATAAATAGGGGTAAGTCGCCGCTACTGATGCAAGGACTGGTGCATAGAAAAGTCTCCAACCATCCCATGAAAATCCATTATTATCATTAAAAACTGTATAATAACTTGCAGTATATGGGTTTGAAGTAGTCAGTAAAGATACTGAGAACTGTGAATTTAAACTAGGATTTGAAGAACTACTATAAAGATAAATCTGTAAGAACCTATCCTTATCATGTGGTAATGCAGTATCATTTAACATCTGTATGGTATGGTTGTTTTCAAGTGTTAGAGCGCAACTATAAGTTCCCTCATGTACCGGAGAGGTAGTAATAGAATAACCTCCATAGTATCCAGTCCACCAATGGGAGAGGTCGCCAAGTTCAAAATCTCCATTTACAACTCTAGGAGCGATTATCTCATATGAACTTGTTAACTCTTTTAGGTGATGGGCAATATCATATAGGGCGGTTATACTTTTACCTGCGATTATCCTATAAGGGTTTGTTATAGTTTTCTCTATGAACCCTGCTATTGTATAAACTCCTATAAGGTCTTTTAATTGGTTTATAAGATAATTACCAGTGATTGTTTTACTGACATAGGTCATTATAACTGCGGTGGTACAACTATCAAGGAAACCTGTTACATATCCACCACCAGTTTCATTAACCTCAAACTTAACCGTCTGGTAGCCGGAATAGGAAATAGCACTAGAGGTGTACTCGGCATAAGAAGTACTCGAGATGTTCTGGCTGAATATCTGGGTTGATCCAACATACATCTTTAGATTGGCGGTACCAGAGTAAACTCTAAAATAGCATTGTATGTTGGTTACTCCAGTTAGGTCTACTGATTGTGATACGTAGACTACTGAGTTCCAACGGTTAGTCCCTAGGTTACACCTATATGATCCTGAGTATGGGGTATCGGTTGTAGCGTAGACATCGCCACCGCTATAACTCCAAGAGGTAAGGTCGCCCGACTCGAAACCAGCGTTCTCAAAGTTTTCGACCATAGTGCAAGTCTAGGAGGTATCATCTTCCACACTTAGGGTGAACGTATCGGAGTTGTACCCATTACCGGCGGCATCAATAACCCTCTTTACCCATATTCCAAATGAAGCGTTCTGTGCAAGAGCCGCGCCTGGCTTACAGGCATTTGTATGTGCCTTTGTAGAAGGTTGATAGAAAGTAAACGCAGTCGCCCTAGCCACGCTTATTCCCTTCCCGCTACCAGTAGTTCCGGTATAGGAACTAGAAAGTGTTATTGAATTAGTAGTCATGGAAGCAATCTGCTGTGCTGATGTATAGGTATCGTTTGTTGAATTGAACACCCAGTCACCCGGACGTACTTCAGTCGTCAGGTCGGATAGGTTGGTAATTGAAGTAGATGCTGCGAATGTTGCAGTTCCAGATAGTGCAACATCTGAACCTTGAAGTGATTTAGAACCAGTGCAGACTATCCATACCGCACTATTAGTCGCAGGAGTCTGAGAACTAATCCATCCCTTAGGGTAGGTATAGGAATCTGAGTTCTCATTGCGAAAGAATATCTTTCGATAGTCCGTCATACCGGCGATACGTTCTGCATTTGTGACGTTATCGAAAATGTTATTCATCGTGTTATCAGTGATCTGCGCTCCGGTATCAATCGCACCTCCATGAGAACTACCTTCAGTCCAGGTTGTACATTGATACCACTTTAGATTAGCCGCGTCGATTGCCATTATGTCTGCTCCTTAACTACTCCGAACATCATAGTAACATTTATCTCGTACCCATGTCCCATAGTCATATTCGCACTAAGGTTTTTAAATGTTACCCACTCGGAGAAGTATTCACCAAATTCTAACTTATAAGGCTTAACTGAATTGGAAGTATCAACCCCTGCGGTTCCATCACCAGTTGTCCTGTACTTGAAAGCCTTAACTAAGGTATCAATAGTACCTCCCCAACCATCATAGAGGATAGCATGAACATTGATTGAATCGGACTCGGTAAGACCAATATCAAAAGATACTGAGTCCTGTTGGGGGATAGGTACCTCAACTGGTGTCTTAGTCAGAGAGCGACTGAAGTCAGTTACCCCCTGCAACTGGCTGTTCCCTCCAACGAATGATAGGGTAGCAGTCTGCATTGTAGTCCCTGTCGTGTACCAACTTAGTTTGAGTTGCCCTTCTGCATTGGTCATATGCTCCTCCTATTCCCTCTTAGTTTCATCTCTCTCATGAAGGACTCGAAGAGTTCCTTCTCATCCTTGCCCTTTATAATGAATGTCGGGTTGTAGATGTTTACCCCACTTCCCTGTCCTGCCGGTGTGATTGTCTCACCCGCATGGACAAGTGCTATCCCAGTTGTTCCAACTACTCCACCCTCTGCGAACCCTACTAACTTGCTTGCTCCTGCCATTGCAGAGCCAACGGGGTTCTTGACCAAGTCTACCATTCCATTTATGACTGATGTTATGTTAGTGAATATCCCTGTCACTGCATCAAGGATTATAGGTCTTATAGCAGAGAATATAGCAGTGAATCCCTGCACAAGCATACTGTCAGGTCCTCCGGCTAGGTCGCCCATGAAGGCTCTCCTTACATCTGCTCCTATTAAGGTTACCTGATTGATGAGTTGAGTCCCTACATTTTCCTTGTCATTCTGCAAGAACTGTGCGCCTATCTTCTTACCCCCTGCCGCCATCTGTCCTAACTTCATCTCATCCATTATAGACTCGAAGGCTAGGAGGACTGCCGCACCTGGAGCGTTCTGAGCCGCGCCTACCCCGAACCCTAATGTCTGACCGATGCCTGTGTTACCACCAGTCAGAGCCTTCTCAATAGACTGCCCGAAACTCTCGAAGAAGGCAGTACCCATTGCACCGCCACCAACTCCGAAGAGTCCTCCTGCCGCTTCCCCTGCAAGTGGACCGAGTTTCGTAGTGACCATTTCGCTTGCCTTCCTAGCGACTGTATCATATACAGCCATGAAAGCAACACCGCCCACTACATCGGTAGCGATCTTTACCGGGTCACGATCTCCTTCTACCAAATCCTTAGCCGCTATGAGTCCTCCACCGAGTGCGTAACTCCCGGCGTTCTCCTTCATAGTCTTTAAAAATTCATCCGCTATACGTCCGAAGATACCTTTCTTACCCTCTACTATCTCGCCCTTTGCACCCTCTTCTCCAGTGGCTTTAAGGTTATCCTTACCCATTCTCCACTCAGCCTGTCGCATACGGTCTTCTTCACTGAACCCTAGCATCTCGAGTATTTTATCCCTAGAGAAGATACCTTTCAGTCCTTCCATGACATCGGCAAGTTTATCCCACTTCTCTTTTATCTTATCCCATACCTTGCTGAGTTGCTCTGCTATCTTATCCCATACACCTTTTATCTTATCCCATATGGTATCTAGGAACCCTAACTTTGAAGTATCGACTACTGGTGCCCTGGGCCAGTTCTTTACCATGTAATCTACCGCTAGAGCAACCGCAGAGAACAGGAGGAGTAACTTAAGTCCCGATATTAATTGTAAAGCAAGGATAGACCTCTGCGATCTCCCTACTGCAACTGTCGCATTAACCGAGTTCTCTCCTGAGTCCCTTGTGATCTTCATCAGACCTAGAATCCCTCCGGTGAGTACAGCGACACCCGCGGTGATACCTGCGAATGGTGCTATCAATGCTCCCATGGTAGAACCAAGTACAGCGATAGAGCCGACTACATTCTGGACACTCTTATCCTGCATCATCCCACCGATACCACCGGCTACTGCTGATACCCCGCCAGTTATGAAGTCTGCAAACCCTCCACTAAGAGTATCTGAAAGTCCTGTGCCTCCTGCAAGTTTCCTCAGGTTTGGAACTACATGGAATCCACCAGATGTGGGTATTAATAACTCAGGTCCGTTCTCACCTACTAATGCAGTTTGACCTAGCTTGAGAGGTCCACCCATCGCAAATGCAAGGAGTTCACTAGTATCCCCTGCCTTTTCATTGAACTCATTATGATAGTTGACTGGTGGATTGTGGTAGGGCATGGGATTCGAGTAGATTTTAGGTGGCATGAATCTTGGAGTTCGCTCTACCATTTCGACATAACTCGACCCGAGTAACCCCGCATTAGCAACTCTCTCTATTGCACCTGCAAACTTTGACAACCCCTCTATTGCTTGTGGGATCATTCCTATCCACCTAGCGAATTTCATTATGAGTGATGGTAACCAGAGTGAACCTAACGATATGATAGAGATCGCAAGTAGACCCATTAGGGCTATGAAGTATCTAGCAGGTGCAGGAAGACTCATTATAACCATAGCGAGTATCTGGAAGACTCTTGATACTGCCACGAAGAATGGTAGTAATGGCAACAGGACTACATCTATTAACAGACCAAATGACTTCGTGAGCATATCGACAGACTTGTTAACTGTCTGCGACCACATTCCGAATATCCTGATAACGTGGAAGGTAATCAGTAACGAAGTGGTGAACTTCCTCATCTCCCCTACCACGTTCTTTAGAGTGTTCTTCTGAGCGTCAAGCCCAAAGATATTCTTACCTACCCAGAATGAAGTATCTTGTAGACCTTTAGTCCACTTATCACTAGTGGCTTGTAGGTTCTCAGGTGAAAATGCCTTCTTAATCCTCTCGAATAAGGTAGGTTGTCTTTCGAGTTCGTTATTATACTCTTGCATACCTTTGAGCATTAAATCTTGATCTCCACCGAATTGTGATAGAGTTGGGAACCTTATATCATTGCTGATTATAGAACCCCATTCCTCTTTAGTTGGCATCCCATAACCCCCGCCATGAGTTGGTAAGCCACCGGGTGTTATACCTCTTCCAGTATATGGTTCATTATATTGTGCCTGTGATTCATCTTTCCACTCATTCATACTCTTGATTGCTTCTTCTATGACCTTGATGAGTTGCTCAGTCATCTTTATATACTGGGTAGCACCCGGCATACCCGCTAATGCAAGACCCCCTCGGTAGGATAGGTAGTCCCTTGCTCCGGTAGGATCAGTCGGCATACCCTCTGCTGAGATACCTGCGTAGTTAGCGAAGTTAGCCCTGGAAGTTATATTTGAAAGTTTAGATAATGGCTTGGTGAGTGAGAGTGCGAAGTCCTCCATGTTTACATGGGTGTCAATCCTTCCATAAACCTCATCGAGATTGCTGTATAGTTTGAGCAGTTTGATAAGGTTCTCTAACTCTTTAGCATCAGTACCCTTATCGTACTTCTGGACGTTATCATATAAGTCCCTAAGTTCCGAATTTGTTTTAGCAGGGATTACCGCTTCACCCTTATGGATGTAGGCTAGTTGGTCATGTGTAATATAGTCTGAACCGCTTGCATAACCCTTTTCTATCTTTTCCATCTCTACTTTATTATCTGAGGCACGTATGAACCTGAAAGCCTCGGTAGGTTCTCTCCCACCGGAGAGGAGTTCAGCCATCCTATTTATAATACCCTGGAGTTCTTCAAGGGGATATTTTATATAGTCTGCACTCTGGATACCCCAAGTCTGCATCTGATCCCTATACTTGTAGAGTTGCTCCTTCTCTTCTTCTGTATATTCCCTCTCTTTGTTCTTACTGAACCCTACCGAAGTCCGTTCTCCACCGCCAACCTGTGAACCCGGAGGTGGAGGCATAGATTCTCCCTCCCCACTTGCGGCTCTCGCGGCTTTATCGGCTTTACGTGCGGCTCGATTTATCATCTTATTTACTACATCGGTGGCTGGACCCTCGAGTTCTACCTTGAGTTTAAGTCCATCCTTCGACATCTTCATGAGTTCGGCAACTTCGGGAGATATTTGGGACTTGATTAAAATAGTCTGGTTGGATGCGTCCTTGATTATTTTGAGAGCATCTGCTACATCGGTGAGACCTTTCATCTTTTCTGGAAACTTACCTAGTACATCGTTGATATTGGAAATCTTTGTCCCTAGCATGTCTAGGGTGTTTACAAGGTCGTTTACCTTACGTTGCTCAGTCTCATCGAGCTTTGTTACAAGTCGGAGTACTACTCTCCGGTTAATGTCTGCTGCCAAGTCACTTACCACCTAAACTTTTTGCCAATGCTAAGATTGGTGAGTTCCATCGTTCAAACGCTTTAGGTAGAGCATCAGACAGGAATAGTTCTTCTTCAAGTGATAAATCAAGTTCTGATGGAGGTCTGTGGAATAACCAGCAGAGGTCCATTAAGAACTTCCCTCCGTCACTGTCACTGAAATTTCTTGATCTTCTTCTCCTCAGCCTCGTTAATCTCGAAGATGGCTTTCATTGCGTCCGGCGCGACTCCGCTAGTTGTATCAAGGTATTCCCATGTTTCGATTCGGTTGAATGGGGGGTCAATGCACATCTTGGCAATAACCTCATACATTGACATCTCGGTTTCATCTAAAGACCCCTCAGTTACTTTAGACTTCTCCTCTAAGTAATGCCGGATATTCCTGTCTATCAGACTCCTTATCTTTACTTTCTCCCCAAGTACATCAATAGTCTTGTACCGAGCATGAGCGTTGGCAAGGATATTCCTTACCTGCTCATTATCCATGACTTCCTTTCTCTCAAGGTCGTCAAGGTTCTTCAGTATCTCATCGGCGTTGAATGTCATGCTATCTTAACCTACGACTGAACGATCGTATAATCTGCGGCAGTGCCTTTCAGATCACGGACGATGAACTCATTTTCGGTGAAGGCGAAAGGAACACTGTCGAAGTACACGTCGATTGCAGTCATTGTCAGCGTGTGAGCGTTGGTCACATCTTTGACTGTTGCTACAATGGTGAACAGACCACACTTGTTCTTATCGTTCCCGGTTGTTGCCGCCTGGAACTCGGTAAGAATCTGGTCAGCCGCCGGGTCCCATGCCGCGTACTTACAGGACACATCGACCTTCTGTGAGTGCCTTGCTACTGCTGCCCTTGTCAGCTTCTCCATTCCATAGAGTTCAACGATTTCAAACTTCGGGGTCATTTCAAACCCTTTCAGTACCGCAACAGTCTGAGCTGCTCCACTTGATGTTGCGACAGTTAGTAATGCGGAGTTCGCAAACCACGATGTAGTTGCCATTATAAGTCCCTCTTTAAATAATTTAACATTAGGTTATTTAAGCCTTTATGCAATTAGCTTAAACCTCATCCCTATTGACCACCAGTGTACGATTACATCGACCACCGTGAAGTATCCAAACTCCACGTTTGCATTATAGAGTTGACCAGTATCAATGCTCTGGTAATCCCTAAACAGGTCTAGGGTATCGTAACCGTAACCTCTGACAGTCCTTAAACTGGTGTTCACATCAGGCATCCGATAGTACGCTAGTAAGGTTATTCCAAAGTCATGAATGGCTTGAGGACCTCCCATAGTCATGTCTATGTTACTATCGCCACCTATAAGCGGTACAATATAAGCACACGGGATATGCCCTGCTTCAAGTGCTATCGCCGGGTCTTCATCTCGTTCATAGACGTTGGTGATGTTGCCTAAGTCTGAGGCGTGATCCATCAACTTCTCTATGATAGAATCGACCATCGCGTCGATTACGTCTTTGGTAGCCACCGATAAATCCCTCTTGTTAAGTCTCTATCAGATTTATAAAGCAGTTGGGTAAACTCCTTCCTATAACTATAGGTTCCATGTCCATTATACCTATGGATTTTATGGGGGTTAACTCCTCGGACACACGGTAAGTACCACCACTGACCTCTCGAAAAGAACTTCATCCTGATAGGCTTGTTATCATTGTTAGGACCTCGGAGTCCCTTTGCACAGTACGGACCGCTCCCATTATGCAGGATAGACATAAGGTTCCAACGCTTCCCATCGTAGATAACCTCCTTGTCATTGTAGACCTCAGAAGTCAATTCCCTGATAGGAACAATGTCGATGCTCTTGATACCTGCTGTCTTTGAGTGCCATTGCTTACGAAGAGGTCGTCCAGATTTAGTTTCAGGTCTTGATGGTCGTGTGAAGTAACCAAGGTCTTCCTTTACGTTATCTACCCATTCATCATGAATAAATCTACGGAGTTCTGTAAATGGTAAAAGATCGCCCTTCCACTGCGTCTCAAGACTTAGTTTGAAAGGCATGGTATCAACCAACGCTTGTACTTAGACAATTCGATCTCCAACTTCTTAGTCAGTAGATCATCGTGGTCAGCATCATCGAACATCTTTGCGTAGTCTTCGGTACCCGCCCTGCGGATAGTGGTCGCCTCTTGTACCTTCTTCTTCTTCATCAGGAGGTTAGTTGCCATTCGGAGTGCGATCATCCTTATATGCTGTACCTCGGCTGAGTTGTCATCAAACCCTGCAACATACTCTACCTTCAGGTTCTTGGTACCAAAATAAGGAATGTTATTATTAAAAATTATCTGAGTCAGACCTGCTTCGGTATAGACACTGAAGTCTCCGGTAGCAACGTCTGTCCTCGGGTACCTTACAGTCCAGGTAGGTATTGATGTAGGAGTTATATCTTCTGCGACAGTGGCAACACTTTGACAGTTCTCATAGAGATAGAATGTCCTATCTGCTAGCGTATAATCGTTCCAATCACCTGTGGCTTTCCTCCCACTGAAGTATTCAGTTGCTTGATGTGTTAGCAGGGTTGGTACATTACAGAAATTATTGATAGCCTTGTCTACGGCATCTTGAACAGAGTCGACTAAAGTCGCCCACTGCTTAGAGTTCATCATCTGACCTCCGGCTTTGAAGTCTTCGTAACTAAAGCCAGTGAAATTCTTTAGTTCAGTCTCTGTGAAGTATGCCATATCAGATCACTTATGTTGCCTGTGCTACCCAGTTTGCATCTGCTGTCCCAAACTTTGCATAGAGTTTTCCATCACCGCAAAGGCAAAGACTACCCTTAGATGCCGCAAACGATGGTGCGGTTGCTGAGTAGTATATCCCCGCGACAGAACCAAACTGAATCTTCGCTGATGTTGAAGTCAGCGTAAGATCACCAGTGGTGATAGTAAGGGATGCCTTAGGCATCATTACTACCTTACCATTGGCTGTTGGTCTGAATCCAAAGTAGTAATTAGACATTTCTAATCACTCCTTAACCCAGGATATTTGCCTTGACTAACCTCGGAAGTTCCATATAGAACATCAGTTCCTTACCCTGCGTTGCGCTGGTGAGGACCACGGAGTTCATTACGTGAAGGTACTCGTTGTCTGCAATTGCCGCAGGGGTAGTACCCAGTGCGCCACGAATCACAGTGAGAGTTCCAGAAGTTGCGGCTTTAACTGCGGTATCAGATACCACATACATGATCTCGCCGCTTGTTGCGTTATAGAGGTAGTACCCTCCGGTGATCTTGGAACTTGCTACTGCCGTATCGTAGTCGATTGTGGTGGTAGTCACCGTTGCATATGCGGCTGCCGCACGAAGGATATTGTATTTGAACGCGTCAGATACCATCCCCATGTCTGCGTTAGAGCCAGTCATCATTGCTACGGGTACTACACCGGCACACCCAGTGAACAGGATTGTGTCACCCTGAGTTGCCTTCGCAGCTGTCGTGATCTTGATTGGATACCCGACAAATGCGCCAGTTTCGGTTGCATCTACTATTGCCATGCTATTTACCTCCTAAAGGGTTACGGGACGGTAATCCCGAACACCCCTCCGTGAAGACTTGAAGTTCCGTCGACATCAGACTTATCAATGAGAGTTTCGGATGCGCTGATCACGAACTTTTCACTGGTGTTGATGTTGGCGAGTTCCTGATACATGTCCTGCCAGAGTACACGCCTTGAGAGAAGACGTGAGTCAAAGAGCAGAATGTTACCGTTCGCTCCTGTTGCCATTGGCATGAATGGGTGCGGAACAAGTGCGAGTCCATCCTGACCGGGGAATACAAGGTCGATCTTGCTGACACCGGGTACGATGGTCTTTACTGGCTCTCCGATGTACCTGAGGTACTCGGTGACACCACGCCGGATGATACCGAAGGTGTTGTAGTCAGTGAGTGCGAAGTTAGGCTGCATACCCATAAGAACCATCTTACGGTAGGACTCATCGAGTTCTATCATGATTTCCTGATAGGTGCTTGCACTAGATGTGACGTATGTCTTGTTGGCATACCCACTTGCACCAGTGATAAGCTGATAGACGCCCTTGTACTCAAGTGCGCCCGGTGCCTCGAACTGGTTTGTGGTGGACTGAAGGTTACGAGTAACCCCAAGCATTGCCCTCTCACGGAGAGCGCGCATTGCGTCCTGAGCCATGTCGATCCTGATCGCTTTGATGTCACGTGCAGGAATCTGGCTGAGTCCGGCATACTTAGCTGCCTGAGTCAGACGTCCAGTGGTGTACATGTACTTGATCGTGTCAGTACGATTGTACGCCTTCATGTTTGCTTCTTGCAGAGAGGGGTCTTCCTCACCGAAAGCCGCAGAGGTGATGTCATACGGTCCAATGACATCCCAAGAAGCGGTCTTACCCTTGTTAGCTTCAACAGGGATAATTGCCTGGAACGGATATGGACGCTTGTACAGGTAAGTCACCTGTTCATCAGCGATCACGTGCATCAGACTGGATGCGAGAGAACTCGTAGAATCTGCCTTCTTGATGACTGCATCAAGATACTCGGTCATGTTCTTGTTGATCTTCTCTTCGATACCCTTCTGATAGTTCTTGTAGTCATCGCCTTCGAGATAACGGTTATCCCCAAGTATGAAAGACTTTACAATCTCATCAATCCCCGGTACAGCCCAGGGGATCATAGGTGCGCCACTCTTAGTGAAGCGTTCCTGTGCAGCTAACTGACTGCGGGCAATATTGACTTCCATCCCGTCAGGTACACCCTGCCACATCGCTTCTCCTGCGACTGCGGCGGTTTCTGCGGAAAGACCTCCAAAGCCCATCCCAGTTACAACGTCTCTTGCCATGTTTACTTGCCTCCAAGTGCCTTGAGATTCGACACCCTCTCGTTGATGTCAAGTGGTTTGTCGAGTGGTTTGTCAAGTTCACTGTTCACTACGACAACGGTACCACCCTTCTGGATGGTTTCGTTCTCGACTTTCTCGATCCTAGTCATGACCTCTGCGAACTTCTCATCAAATGCCTTTTTGATTTCGTCATTCACTGTAGTCATGAAAGCCTTTTTGAACGCCTCTTCCTTGTCAGAGATAATTTCCTCGACCTGAGCCTTGGTAAAGACCTCAATCTTTTCCTGCTCTGTCGGGGTTACAACCTCTGCCTTCTGGATTGGCTGTTCAGGGTGTGCAACCTGTTCAGTGCCTTCGTCTGCCTTCTCCATGTTATCTCCCATACCTGCGTGGACTTTTGCATCGCTCTCCACAAGTCGGTTAAGTATTTCCTCCATACCCTTGATACGCTCAAGAATGGATGATGTGTTACGGTCGTCCTTAATCAGAGTATCCTCTGACTTATGGAGATCGCCCTCATTACACTTCTCAATAGTGTTTAACAAAGGAGAGTCTACCATAGTATTTAAATTTGGTCTATTACACTTTATTAACTTATCTGAATTTTCAACCTTAAACGCCTTAACAATGTCAACATATGTATCAGTGTTGACCGCGTTGCCACCTACAAGGCTGATAGACCATAGTGCAATAGCCTTCGTAATACAAGGACTAGACCTCATGCCTGGAGGTAGTCTGCACTCAGGAGATGCAACTTTGCGCCTTCCGAATACGGAAAACTTGTTGTAAATCCCTTTCTTGACTGCTTCCCAAACATCGTCAGTATCGGGTGTATCAAATAGACTTGCCTCTACTATAAATGATTTGCCCTCCACCTGCGCTTTCGTGAAGAACCCCACAGGTCGCTCAGTGTGGTTGAGGTGTAGTATAGGGTGCTTCATAAACTCTTCTGCGGCATTGGCGAACGCGTCAATGAGGATAATCTCATTCTCGCGGTCTGCCTTCTCAAAATGAGCAACCCCCTTGATCTTTCGATCAGTAGTGGGGTCGAGTTCTAAACCAAAAGTAAAGTCATCCGATTTCTCGGTCTGGTTTCCACTTGACGTTGTACTCTTCTGGAATTGCGAAGGTTCCAGTTCGAGTAGAGAGTCGTTGGATTTCGTCTCCTCTTGGAGGTTGCCCTGGCATGTACCATCTGCTTGGTTCAAAGTGATCCTCCCACATCAACGGGTAATATGAGTTAGCATCTGCCATAGTAGCCATGTACCACATGTCATAGCCAATACGGGTTCTGAAGTACCCGTCACTTGCATATAAGATTAACCTTAGTTTAAGGATATTAATCATTGCACGTTTAAAGACCGAATCATCCTTGTCAAGTTGCTCGAAGAGTTGTATTTCGTGGAACATGAGTACAAGGTTGGAGTCCTCCATCATCTCCTTCCACTTCTCTTTATCACCCCATGATTCAGCCCACATCTTAAAGAGGGGGGAGTCAATCTCCATATCAGCGAATGGTCTTATGAGGTCCATGTGCTGAAGGAGTTTCTCATCTGGTGTATAGAACTTCTCTTCCATTAACTAGTCCTCCCTTCGAGTAGCCATGAAATCTGACCGCGCCCTTTGGGGAACCAGTTGTCCGGGTTGAACCTCTCGGAGTATAGGAACTCCTTGCGGTGTACCCTCATAGAGTCTAAGAAGACATCTAGGCTCTGGGTGTAAAAGCGGTTCTTCCCATACCCGGCGATCATCTTCTCGAAGGCACCGTTCATCCACTGTGTCCCATACTTCCTAGTCTCAGACCTCTGGTACCACATGTAAGCCGCCGCGATGATCTCCTTGTTGCCCTTATGGTCGGTAGAGTGCTTCTCCAACTCGAATATCAGGAAGGTAATGATGCCTCCGAACCTCTCATAGTAGGCACTGTCCTGGACATACAGGGAGAGCGCGAAGTATAGGAGTGCCTTATACATTTTATATTTGAGTGGAACCTTGATTTTTCCTGCCTCAACAGCCGCAATATACTCCTTGATAATAGTCTTTAGGAGGTCTACATTGGCTGGTTCAGTCTTGCCGTTCTTAATATCTTCCTCGGTAAGACCTTCATACCACCATTCCTGCACCTTTAAATTATCAAAGGCTTTCTCATTTAGTTCGCCAGTGAGATAACCCCTAATGCAGTTCTTGGCTAAGTTGTGGAACTCCCAACCTTCGTCGTTATCCCACCTGTTACCAACTTGCTTCATATACTAAAAATAGGTTGAAGTTATATAAAAATTGCTAGTACCGCGTCCTTGAGGAGTTTGGCATCAGCAACGAAATCGGTCATGTGACGGTAAATCTCTTTCATCTCTTCGTCAGTTACCTTGTCGTCCTCGAGTGCCGCATTGACGTCCTTCACCGCTTCATTGACATCATCAATCGCTTTACCGAGCTTCTTTACTGCCGTCTTGAACTGTTGGTACCGGAGCGATACTCCAACGTATCCGATGACCATACCTGCAATAAGGACTATTAAGTCCCAATAAATCTGTTCCATATGTAACACTACCTCCTAAATGTATTTATAGTTATCCTACCCCCGATTCTTTAGTTTTTTTAAAAGTTCCGCGATGATTGCGCGAATCTTCTCACCAAAGTTCATCCTCTCGAAGGTGAAGGTAACTAAGTTCCCATCGCTTTCAGATACTACAAATGTAGCATCAATCTCATCTACCTTGTAGAACTGAGCCGGTGTGACCTTTGCATTGACGAAATAGGACTTCCCTAATTCAAGCATGAGGTACCAGTCTGTTCCAGTGTAGGTATCAGTACCCATCGTGAAGGTACATCTGACATTCGATTGCAGGTGTATCTTCTTATAGACCTTCTGCGCCTCCTTTGCCTCTGATGCGTCAATGATGATGAACGCCGCATCACCACTATACATCCAGTACTTCTTGGTAATACCCCCAGTGAGAGACCATCCGTCCATCCAGGAATGTACACAATATAGTTCCTGCTTTTCAAGATCATACCCCACCCAACAAAGTGCGTGACCACCCACGCACTCTCCTCTTGGATCGGGGAATATTCCTTGACCGCCATTCTGGTTATAATTCTCGTATATGTTGATCGGCATGTAGACATAGCCTTTCTCATATATCGCACGACAGATTGTATCGAAATCCGTTGTAGTAGAGTACCCATCAATGACATGTGTAGCCGCCTTGTCTTCTGGTTTTAGTGTGGGGAAAGCCCAATCGGGCGCACAAGCATGTGTCTTTGGGGTGTACCAATCTTCTTCAAAACAACACCCCTTACTCTTTAAAGTTTGCACTGCAAGGTCAACATAACTTCCCTCAGGAGCGTCAACATGCCCAAGTTCCCTGCTCCATACATACGCGCATTGTGCCGAGAATGTGAACCCCTGATAGCCCTCATCATGTACAAGATAGCACGGTCCAAGCGAAGTAGGTATATTACGCTTAGTTACACGAATCTCAGGCTTGGTACCAGTTAACTTCATATAGTCGAGTTCACGCCCGTATGCAGTGGACTGACCTACACAGGTACCCCGTTCACCCTGATCCTTCCTGCAAAGGTAATGGATGTCGGGGTTCATATAGTTTTTTGGTATGGGTGTCGCTCCTGCGATCCTTTCGTATTTGTAAGTCCCTATATGCTCCTTAGGGACTATCGGTGGGCTAAGAACAATTTTAAGTTGGTATCCTACGGCTGTCCTCCGAAGGAATCCCTGCTTGACCTGGGAGTCAAGGAACTGTCCTAACTGCTTCTTATCCGCGTGCGGAATCGTTAAGTAGAACTCTTCAAGAGAGATCACCCTACCCGTCTTGAGTAGTTTCCAGATTTGAGACTTCATAGTCTTAATGTCTGCCATATTTAAACAATATAAGGTAAAAGTAGAAATTATATAAAGTTATCTAGTTTACTCGAACTTTGAGTAGACAGTTATCTTGTAAGTCTCACCAAGGTGTGCAGACTGAGGTCCCCACTCTGCTGATGCTTGCATATAGTAGTCTCCCGGTACCAGCGCGGGGTCTGACAGGGTGGTTATATATTCTACAACCATAGGTAGCGTTGCCGGTGATACCAGAGTTGCTACTGCAGTCCTTGTAAACTCCCCCTCATTTGGGTCTTTGAAGTTGATCGCAAGAAGGGTAGCATCAGTTAAATCCTGCTTGGTATCCAACCTGAATCTTATTCCCACATCTCCCTCGTAAATCTTTCCCATCATAACCTCCTATAATAACTTATCGGTTCCTACCACTGTTATGGTAATAGTTGAGTTATTACTTATAATTAAACTTGTTTGGGAATCAACCGATATAACCTTGGTGATTCTCGAGTCACCGACTACATTCTCATAGATAGCCGGGACTGTATCATAAGTAAGCCCTAATGTGAATCCCTGTGGATAAGCAACCCGATAGACTAACCCTAACTCTAGGACATAAGTGGTTACTGGCTGTCGAGCCTCATAGAGAAGACCTTTGGTTATAAGGACCTCAGAATCAACCTGATAATCTAATCCTTTGGTGCTTGATAGTTCTCTATCAACCTTATATCCTAATGCCTTGGTGATTGCACTTACAGTCTTGATAAGGTAGTAACCCATCCCAAGAGTCAGGTCTGTTACGAATCTTACCCGGTAAGTAAGAGCCTCTGTCTTGCTATGGGTACTCTTCACCACATATGATAATCCCTTGGTGGTGCTATGGGTGGTTGGTACTGTGTACTGGAGTCCCTTCGTTATGGCGGCATGAGCCTTCCGAACCTTATAGGTTAATGTGAGTGGCAGTACGCCGGGTATGAACTCTACCCAGTAGCCAAGTCCCTTAGTGATATTATGGGTACTCTTCACTATGTATGCAAGAGTCTTAGTCTTGGTGCTTACAAGATGCCAGTTGTAAGCCATCCCTTTAGTAATCGGATAGGTCTTATTTACTCGATAAATCAAGCCCTTTGTAGGGGCGTGGACGGTCTTTACCGAGTAGGCTAATCCTTTCGTGAGGGGGTAAGTTTTAATGACCCGGTAGACAAGGGCTTTCGATGGATTTGAAGAGAATTTCACTACGTATGCCAGTGTCTTTGTGAGTGCTGTGGTCTTACCCCAGTTGTATGCAAGTCCCTTAGTTATGGCTGAGTGAGTACTCCTAACTAGGTAGACCATTCCTTTGGTCAACTGGTGACTTGAAGTTGCATTGACATTGTAAGTAAGACCTTTGGTAAGTGCTGAAGGGGTAGACTTTACTTTATATGCCAATGCGTCTGTTATTGCCGAGTGGGTGAACCTTACTATATACTGGAGTCCCTTTGTGATAGCCGAATGGGTAGACTGGACTGCGTAAACATCTCCCTTTGTTATTGCAGAATGGGTATAGCGTACTGCATACACCATTCCCTTTGTGAGTGGGTAAGACTTCTTTATGTTATATATGAGAGTCTTGGTCTTAGCAGAGGGGGTAGTCTTTACTTGGTAGGCTAATCCTTCAGTAATAGCGGCGTGAGTTTTCCTGACAAGGTATGCTAACCCTTTGGTCATTGATGTGACCTTGTGGTAGTTATAAGCCATTGTCTTTGTAATAGCAGACTTGGTAGTTTTTACCGAGTACCCTAATGTTTTAGTAAGTGCAGATGGTGTCCTCTTTATGCTATATGCCATTCCCTTTGTTAGATTGTGGGTAGTTGTACCAGTTGGAACTGCATATGTTAATGTTTTCTGCTTAACATGAGGCTTGAGTACAGTATAAGCCATCCTAGCGTATAATCCCCAAGTCCCTGCACCATCGAAGAATTGTTCATATTGGATATGCTGAGCGATGTTATATCCTGTATATATTAGTGGCAATTCCACCATATGGTCGTTCCAATCGGTTAACCTATCAGATGGGAAATTTCTCCATAACTTTGCTTTATTATGTCTGACTACCCAAGTCATATCTTTTGTTAGAAGGTAGGTTTTTAGATTGATTACATATTCCATCCCCTTAGTTATAGCCGAAGGGTGAGTTATGACTGCATAAGTCAGACCTTTTGTTTTAGTCTGATAATTATGGTAGATGACATATTCCATCGCCTTTGTGATGGTTGTCTGCTCTCTACCAACAAGGAAATCATCAATGTACCCGGAAGTCGGACCACTCCCGTAAGTCATCATGATACATTCTACTTTCCAACTTCCCGTCCTAGGTATGCCTCCATTAGTAGTAAGATCAGCAACTAATTGGACCCATGAACCAGTAGTTGAAGTTTCTACGTAGTGGGGGTAAGTATCCGACCCGGTGACAGTAAGCCGACAGCAATAATTAGCGGCAGTCAGGTAAACCCATACATACGCACCACCTTCTACCTGTGCTTGTACATTTTGATATACCCCTTCGTTATAATAGTCAGGGGATATATTAGAACAATATAGGCTGTAAGTCCCATCATGGACTGTTGAAGTGCCTACTGTATAGGTACCTCCATTATCATTCTTAGTCCAACCTGTTAAATCCCCTGTCTCGAAACTTGAATTGACTAATCTCTTATCTTCCCATATGACATATTGCATCCCCTTGGTGATTTTATCCATTGTCTGAGTGCCGACTACATGGTTATCAACATAACACTGTGTGGAAGTTCCAACACATTGAACACTGATATTCCAATTACCAGTTAGTTTAAGATAGGCGTCTTTATGGAGGTCAACCTGAACCCATCCACCACCGGTAGTAGTATAGTCAACATAACAGAAATAGGAATTATCGTCCATGAACTGTATACGGACATGCCCATCTGGACAATTGGTGATGTTAAGCCATAGGTTCTGAGCCGCACCAGTGCTTGAAGCGGTTACGTCCTGCTGGATAGCAACATAACCATATTCTGCACCTGTTGAGTTAAGAAAACAACCATAAGTGCCTGGGCTACCTGAGTGGGCATAAGAAGTACCTACCGAGTAGCTACCTGCTCCTCCACCACCATCACCATTCTGCCATGTCCAACCCGATAGATCGCCTGTCTCGAAACTACCGTTAACTAACCCGGTACCCATAAGTACCTACCCGTCTGCATATTGTATGTTAATATATGGCAGACCTACCGCGGTTGAATCGGTAAGCAGAACTACCCATAGGCATGAGGTAGCATATATCTGAGGTAACCCTGTCTTTAGGAAGTCGTCTACACCACAATAACCTGCTACTGGAACCCTCCCCATCCATAGAGGTCTCATGACACTGACGTTGAAGGTACCTCCACTTGCAGAAGAACCTCTTATCCTAGTTATCCCTGATATACCTGTATCCCCGCTTGCTAGTGCAAACCTTCCCATCCTACCAAGGATCGCACCAGAAGTAGATACTGCAAATGCACCTGTATCTCCCGAATTACCTCCCTGATCGAGATAGTTCACCTGAACTGTCGGGGTACCTGTAAATGCAGTTACAGCCTCGAACCAGAGTTCAGTCCCGGTATAATCCCCATTTGGAATCCTAGCCGAGTATGAAGGTATGCTAGTCAGGGTAGTATCAGTGTTATATGCGTATGCTCCACATGCGAAAACTCTATCGTAGAGGAACATAGTACATGCTACTGAACTCCCATACATTATCCTGCTGATGTATAGGCTATTGGTTACTGCCGGGAGTGCCGGTCCTTCTGTACCATCATCGGTAGGAACAACGCCATTCGCAGTATTTCCTGCATTTAGTGTTCCAGTAGGGTTACCAGTCACACCCGCGGTGGTGAAAGGTGTCACCGCCACTGTGGTTCTGGTACTAGTCTTCATCCATGTGCATGAACCCTTGGTTGATGCAATGAGTCCATCCAAGTTAGTTATTGCCATATTGACCTCCTAACATAATTTAATCCTATCCATATCGTCAACTAACATTACTGAGTAATCCGGCATGATTGCCATGATAACCTTATGGTCACCCAACTGGTAGCCAAAGCAATATAGCCTTAACGATACTTCATTCTCCATCCCAACATTCAAACGAGCATTTCGGTAGAAATGGATTAGTTTCATACCTGGAAGAAACATCATAGTAATAGGTGGTGAATGACCTGTCGCCATTCGGAAATAGGACAACCGAGTCTGGTCTATCTCCCCGAACTGGTGAAAGAAACCATCATCATCGAATTGTTTTAATAAAGTCCCATCGGTGTAGACTGCTTCCCAACACCACAGTTCGCGTTCCACTTCCTCCGGTACGCCATCCCTAGAAAAAACCCATTTATGCCGGGGTACGGCATTAGTGTCTGTCATTGTATTGACGCTCCATTAGTCTATGCTACTTCATCATACTGGTAGTTCATAGTACAGGATGCACCTGCGGTTGTTCCAGAGTCTACCAGTAACTGGTGGCAACAGTAATCAGAGTATGTCCCTGCTGAACTGAGTTCACCAGTAAGGCTACCGCCGATACCAAGATTTGCACCTGTTGGTGTCGAGGTCGGCATGGTCTGGGTTGCTATGGATGATGCGGTCATTACTGGCGTAGCGTATGTAGCTGCACCTGCATATCCAGACTCCCTTGCATTGGTCTTATGGGAATCGGACCCTGACAGTGCGGTAGTCCTCCATATCTTGAGTGTCTTAATCTTGGTCGATCCACCAAGTGCGCTCAGTTTGATCCTCTGCCATTTCTCATACGAGTAGTTACCCGCAGTGATGGGGTAATCAGCCGCAACAAGATCATAAGTATCAGTTGAACCCATGTTAGAGTTCGTGATGTTGTCATGAACTGTTGTGCTTCCAGTGTTAGTCTCACTTACATATACAGTAGCTGCCATGTGTGTTCCTCCTAAGTTTTGTAGATAACCTTAATAAGCCTAGTTGCACTTTGGTTGGTCGGTGAACTAGAAGTCCCGCTTCGTATCTTAATGTACGGCATTGCGGTAACTGCCATGAGTGCCGTATTAAGGACTATCGCGGTGTTCTGTGCGGCTGTGATAGCCACTTCGGTACCTGCATCGTTCTTCAAATCTACGAACGTGCCGTCTGCTGAATCGCAAGCTTGGAAGGTTATACCTGCCGTAGTCCATGTAGCGGGCAGGATAAACGCTATATTCCTTGCGTTGCGAATATCAACCACATCAGAAGTAGCCTGACCTGTAAGGATCGTTGCAGTCTTTCTGATGACCATTGGATATGTTACTGTCTCCATTTTACTCATCCTCCAACTTCTTGAACACTATGTCAAGGTCATACTTTTCTACCGCCTTCTGAATGGTGTCCATCCACTGGTTCGGTGATGCCATTGTGTCCCTGCTATGACCAGAGAGCCATTGCACCTCTTTGACAATCTCCCTTCCTATCTCTTTAGACCTCTGTTTACGATTGGTGTAAACTCCTACGTCCTTTCCGAATACGAAGTTGACTTCAGTATCCTCATCACCAGTGAGAGTTATCTTACCCTTCTTGATACCCGCCTGTCTTTCCTCCGAGTCACCGAAGGGAATCTTGTTGGTGCTTGATCCCTTATACTTTTCAGCCTCAGCCTGAGTGTCCTTCTTGGCTGTGGTTCCAGTGGTCTTAACCTGGGCGTCCATCTTGATCTGCTGTAACATGCTCTGATCTACCTCAATTGTGTTTAAATCATCTCCTGCACCGGCAATCTTCATCGCTGATTCGATCGTCAGTCCCATTCCCCTTAGGACGGCGGCACTGTTCGCTACAATCTGACTTATCTCTGCTTCCTTGAGTTTATCATCAAGGTCTACATCCTTAATGAACTCGAATCTCCAGTTCTTATTCCAACCCTGTCTGTAAGGCAGGATGTTCCGGTTGATCTGGATTTCCATGTGTCTCATTAAGGGGTAGAGCAGTTTCGACTTGGTAATGTTCCTGCTGATGTAAGCCGTAGCCCGGTTGACATCGTCACCCATGAACTCCTGCGGTTGGAACCCCCACATCGCCCATACCAACTGAGCGATGAACTTCTGTCCCTCCAACCACTCCATATCATGAAGTGTATGAGCAAGAGTACTTACCTCTTCATCTCTGACTAAGTGAAGTACACTACCAAACCTATTCGCACCCATGTTATTCTGCTTGACATCGTTAATCCTCTGCGAGAGGGCTTTAATATCATGCACTTGTGGGTGCTTCCATACCAGACTTGGCACTACACCATTGGCGAAGGTCTTACCTGCCGCCCTAGTGGAGTCAATAAGATACTGGATTTGCCACTTCAAGGACTGAAGGAAGTCTCTCCCGTAGACTGTATCAGACCTCTTATACATCGAGAAGTAGCATATCTCATCGGGTTGGAAAGCAATGTACACCCCTGGGCGAGACCTCTGCCAGTAACGCTTAGTGTACCCATGCGACCAGATACCCGCAATAGGTTGGTTCGGTCCAGCACTGGCGTTCATCGGGAGTCTATCAATCTCCTTCCAGAACTCAGTACCTAAGTAGGACTTCAATTCCTCTACATAGCCATTCTTCTTAAAGGACTTCACCCAAGTACCTGCATCATACCTGAGTAAATCAGGTATCATAGCCTTGGTAATATCACCAAAGGAGTCCTCAGGATTAGGGTAGGATAGCCATTCGACTTCATCCTCTATCTCTTTGCCACTAGACTTGTCTACTATAGTCCACGATAGGGTGGACATATAGTCGCACATCGACTTCTCGACTACTGCGAAGTAGGCATTAGAGGCTAGGAGGTCATTATCTCCCTTGTTGAAATCAGTCCTGGGCATACCTATGATGTTGTAGAGGTTGGATACAGTGCTAATAGCACGTCTGAGGGACTCCGTATCAGTGGGGTCTCTAGGATTCGCAATCTCTATATCTTCATAACCAATGAGGTTCTGTGGTAAAAGACTTGCTTTAAGTATGACTTGTGCTACTTGCTCGGATGGTAACTTATCTAGTACCTGATATATGTCAAGTGGTTGTGGTCTTAACTTAGAAAAGTTCATCCATTGCACCTAATTCTATTCATTCAGGTGTTATTTAAACCTTGTGCAACAAAATGAACTAGTATATAAATTTAGTTGGGGGAGTTTATATCAGATTACATGTTCTTTATAAAGGTCTTCGCCTTTTAGTGTGAACTTGTAAACGTACTTATTAATATCATTCCCATCAATTTCAAGCAGGACATACCCCAGTTCTGGTACAAAACCTGCACCAAGTTTATATGCGAACTCATCAAGTCCCTTCCAACAGGGCGTGATGATGCCTACCTTGTCCTTGAACTCAACTGAAGCATAGTAGTGGCGGTGCGCTCTGGTTATGACATCGAATTTACCCCATTCAGGTTCATTCAGCATAGCGAGCATTACCTCTGTACTCAATGCTGTGGCGCGTCTATTCGGGTAAGAACTGCCTCCGATCTTATGGATGGCGTGTATCCTCTTCCCACCGATTCGTATGATCTGGTAATCCCCAAATTCGCCACCTAATAGCCGCATTACAATCTCATCACCGGAGGGGTTCTGATTAGTATGGTAAGGACTTCCATTAGTTCCATAGTGCTGTTTGGTATTGAAGTAACTCAACATCTCGGCGGCTATGTGCGCCTGTTGCATTATGTCAGTGGTGATGCAACCCATACCTTGAGCCTTACGGTTATACCCTTCTATAATGTCACCGTTGGAGAGGACAGCGTCTACCCTGCCAACATCGTCAATCATCTGCCAGAACCGCTTGTTGATGTATTTCTGAGTCTTAGTTGGTTGGTAATTAATACCATCAATTTCAACATCAAAAGGAGCAACGGTAGAGCCGAAGTGGTAATCCCCCGAAAGGACTATTCGTCTACTCATATATGATTTATAGTCGCGCTCATATAAATAGGTTATTTAAAAATGGTGAGGAAATCAAGCCCTCTTCCGACCAGAACCCCAATCAAAATGACGGATACTATGACGGCGACATATGCCACGAACTTAGTGATGTTATCTATCTTGTCTACCATCTTATCGAGTTTGACTTCAAGGTTATCAACTTTCTTATCAGTGCGATCTATGTTCTCCTCAAGGTTACTTAACTTAGTATCAATAAGAAGTTTCTCAACGTCGAAACAGTCCTTTGATACGAACATGTCAGGACGTACAGAAGATTTAACATCACTAAACTCTGGCGACATATAAATTAGTAGTTAAAAGAGGTATATATTCCTATGCGACATCATATCTGGTGCGGTCTGCGAACTCTGCACGTTTCCCGTTATTCCACCCGGAGAGTTCACCCAGGTACCCTGTAACCCTAGAAATAACAAAAGCATCATGGGAACCGCATGGACAGGTAAATTCCCCACAAACCGGGCATTTCTGGGTTCCACCAGTTAGTTCTTCGGTACATTGGCAGAGATGATCCTCATCACACATCTTGATTAACTGAGTCGCGCATACGGGACATATATCTAATCCATCTTGCTTTACAACGTCTTCATCTAAAAGAATAATATGGCATACAAAACACTTGAAGGGCATAAGAAATGTATGGGTTTTCTATGGATATATTTCTATTTGGAATGGTCGCAAGCCTTATTAGCACGTTCTAACTTGCAGTTTTCATGCCTGATACAGTACCTGCACTCCCACTTCTCCACTGGTACTGGTTCGGGTGCTTCCCCGGTTTCAAGTGCTTCGCTGATCTTGTTGTAATTCATGAGTATTTCTTCAAGGAACTCAGGGTCAGGTTTCTCATCGAACTGCTTTACCTTGAGAATATCCCCCCGTTCAACGTAGATAACCGAACCAACCGCGCAGTCCAGATAGTTCAGGTAGCAATGGAGTTGCGCCCTGTGGGTGATAGTCGGCTTGTTCTCCTTAATCTTGGGTTTTATATTGGCGGTGGACTTAATCTCACCGATCCATGAGATAGAGTCATCGTCATCCCTCAGGAGAATATCGGAATACCCATGAATGGTATAGCCTTCAAAGGGTACATCTATGCGCGTCTGAGTCTCAAGGTTAGGGTGCGTTTCCTTTAAGAGATTGTATATGATGGTTTCGCACGCTTTAGCAGATGCAAAGAGTCCTAGCGGGAATGATTGTCCTACCGGGTTGGTAATATTGAGGTATATCTTGCGCGGGCATTGCATAGCCTCACTTGCATAGAATACCCCCTTACCCCTAGTATGATTCTCCTCTTCAGCTAGGTTCTTGTCCGTCAGTACGGAGTTCAGTTCTTTCTCTATATCCATATGTTATCTTTGGCTCTAAACGATTTATAGGTTCGTCTTCGTAATCATAATTGCTTACGTCCTGCATATCATCGTAATCCTCTAAAACGACCTCATCTTCGCTCAGTTCCTCAATCTGCCCGATTAAATTGTATCCACCGGCGTTAAGTCCGTAAGCCGCGAGAGCAACTGAAATGACTATATCATCGTGGAACCCTGATGGCGCACCATACTGTATAGTGCCGGAAGGCATCATTTTATAGGTATAAGCCTCAAATTCCTCTATTAACTGCGGATCATTAGGCAAAAGTATCCGGCGTTGCTCTATCATTATAGCAAGGTTGTTAATGAGGGCGTATTTCATCTGTTGAGTGAATTTTATGCTCACAATGTTGATTTTAGTGCTTAAATCCTCATAAATGGGGTCCCCCATCCCAGTAGAGTCGATGAAAACCACTCCTTTGAGGTACTTTTCATAGACATCTTCGATCCTTTCCTTGATAAAGTTCCAGTCTGTCTTGTTAAATCGCTCCATGTAGACGATTCTCGAGTCAGAAAGCTTACCAACGGTGATTACGGTGAAGTCTTCATGCCTACCTAAGTCTACACCGATGTAATAATACTCACCCTGGATTGGTTCTTCAAGACAATCTGCTATGACATCTCCATAATGCTTGAAAACCGTACCGGAACCTTCGATAAAGTCAGCCATTATCTCCTGACGGTACTCCAACTCAGGTAAACCGAGTATCATTTCGTCTAATTCTTCCTTTTTAACGAATGGGTTATCATAAGAAGTGTACTTAAATGACTTGTAGCGTCCAGTTTGGTCATTTTTACCCTTTAAATAGAGGTTGAAGAGGTAATTTCTACCTTTTGGAGTCGAAATGAAGACCGCCCAACCCTCTTTATCGGCAAGTGCAGGTCGAATTGCCTGTTCCCAAACCTCTCTTTTCAGCATTGCCGCTTCATCCAGGACTACTCCATCAAGACCTTCCCCACGAAGTGCATCAGGGGAGTCACCAGACTTAGCGAAAATGAGACTTCCATTCTTAAACTGGATGTACTTATCACCCTCCATGATCTTTTCAACAAGGTTCATAGGGATGATCTTCTTAATCATACGCCAGATAATGCTAGTCTGAGAGTAAGTAGGACTAACAAGGAAGTAAGTTCCATTCTTTTTACTTAACGCGGCGATTAGAACTATATAAGCCGCAAGTGTAGATTTACCCCACCGCCTACCACATATGAGAATCTTGAACCTTGCAGGGTCGTTGAAGACATCTATCTGGTTAGGGTGGAGATTTACATTGAGGGTAGTCATGATCCTGCTGTTATCTTATCTAGGTTAGGAGAATATAAAAGACTCTCTGGGTCCTCCTCCTCATTCAAGACTATTGTGGGTATTTTCTTCTCGAACCCTCTTGAGGTAACCTCAATTTTGAAGTCTTCCAGGTCATCCCTTACTGGTTTCTTATCGCCGTAGACTTGGCGGTTAACCTTTAACAGTTGTTCCACGTAGTTTGATAACTGTTTTTGGTCTGTCTTGTCTACAAGTCCACCAAGCTCGAACAAACTGTTCATGATCTCTGAACGTAACCCCTCTTCCCCAAGTATGAAAAGTTTAAAGTACCTGCGGAGATCGTCATCGCACATCTCCTTTACCATACAAACAGGAGCGTATGGTACCATCGCACAGGTCTTATAGTATGGGCAGAGTATAGAACACTCCTTTACAGCGTGCAGTACGCCTATAAACTCCGACCATTTATGTTCCGACATATGTCTAAAGGTAATAGTCTGGCTTATTTAAAGATTCGTACCATTTATATCCTATTAGGTATAATAATATATTGGGATATTATGCAAAAGCCTTACGCTCCCTTTGAAGATAATCGTATCTTCGCCATGCTCGGTGAAGGTAAGACTTATCAGGAGATCGGAGACGAATTGGGCAGGTCGCGGGATTCCGTCAGAAGTCGATGGAGGAAACTCGCAAAAAGACCTGAGGAGAGTAATATCTCCAATGTAGCGATGAGAGGTTCTTGGATGAACCGACTGGTCGGTAAGATCAGAAGGTTCTTTAGGAGGAAATAATGGACAACTATGGTAAGCAGATACACTCTATTGATGGTGTACAGTACGGTGAGTTCAAAGGGAACAAAACCATTTCTATCCCATTCGGGAAGAACAACGAAGAGTTCAAGTTTGGAAAGACTAAAGCACGCGCAATAGTCAAGTACTTCAAGGACATCGAAAAGTTTGCTGAGGAAGAACAGGCTAAACTCTGAGGTGGATCGTGAAGGTTCATTATCAGGACTCTAGGAGAAAACTTTATAACGGTGATTCTCTTGAGGTATTACAATCTATGGAGGATTCCTCCGTAGACTGTTTTGTAACATCTCCTCCCTACTGGGGATTACGTGAATATGGAGAAGGAAATGAACTCGGAAGAGAAGAGACGCCAGACGAGTATATCTCGCGTCTTTGTGACATGTACGATGAGGTTGCCAGAGTCATCAAGCCTAGCGGAACTAACTGGGTCAATCTTGGCGATACATACTATTCTGGAAGGAAAGGTGGAAATCGAAAATCTCTCGCTCAGGTACCAGCCAAGTTTGCGATAGAGATGGTAAACCGGGGATGGATACTTCGCAACGAAATAATTTGGGCAAAGCCAGTCTGTATCCCATCGAGTGCTAAAGATAGGTTCACTGCTGATTACGAGAAACTATACTTCTTCACTAGGAATGAAGAATATCACTTTAACTTATTACAAGAGCCTGTATCCGAAGCGTCTATCAAAATGGCAGAGAGCGAGTGTGGACCGAGCAAATCTCAGAACTATGGCGGTCTGAGCCATGTTAATCAGAACAAGTGGTATAACAAGATCAAGGAGATTTATGAACGTGGAGAAGTCCCGACACGAACCATGCGTTGTGTGTGGACAATTTCTTACAAACCTTGCCATCTCGAACACACCGCCGTGTTTCCTCCCGACTTGCCCTTGCGATGTATTCAAGCCGGTTGTCCTGTGGGCGGGACAGTTATGGATATATTCATGGGAAGCGGGACGACTGCTGAGGTGGCAGAGTTAGCCAAGTGTAAGTGGGTAGGTTCTGAACTCTACGAGAAGAACTGTGAGATAATCATGGAGAGGTTAAAGCCTTACATACAGCAAAAGACTTTGAGTGATTGCGGTGTTTAAGCCTTTTCATGACTTCCCGATGGTGTGCAAGTACCACTATCAAGATGGTGTCTGCCACATAATGTTTACTGATGGAGTGATAATAAAGTATGTCGAGGGATGCCTAAATGACCAATGCTTATATCCCGCAGACAGCAGTCTCGGAGGCTATGGAAGCGATAATGGAGGAACTACGATCAACGATGATCGAGGGGATAACGATGAGATTTCCGAAGAAGATTGAACTAGACCCGCAGTGTGTCAGGGACTTCCAGAACGAAGCGGGTTACACCAAGATGAAACTCTTTGAGGCTAGGGACTTTGGTACCCTGACTATGAGTGGTGTAGGTATTGGAACTGTGAGAGATGTAAGTTTCGAGGTTCATGATATTAACCCTGAGGGTTGGTACCCACCACCTAGACGGGGAGGAACGATGTTTAATGCCCACGACGCCTGAGTCGATTGAGCAACACCGGATGGAGTTAAGGAAACTATGGAAGAGTAAGGAGTGGAAAGATGCCTGTAAGAGATATACAGCTGGACAGAGTTGTATGGTTTGTGGAGCTGTGGACTCTCTCATCGTCCACCATCCCGAAGATACAGTTTACCGTGATAGAGCCACATACCTTGACTTCTCGGCTTGCGGATGTCTTATCCTATGTCGATCCTGCCACTATAAGCTCCATAAAGGTTACTCGACTTGTACAACATGCGGAAGGTATTGTCGTGGAGATACCTGCTACGACTGCACCCCCGAAGAGGTTAAGTTACAACGAGTACAAAATGCAGAGCATTGGAAGAGCGTTAGGAGAGAACTCCAAAGAGCCGCCTACGCCAGAGCAAAGGAGGCTAGAAAACAATGGTTGCTGAACAACAACCGTACCGGGCAGTGAAGTGTCCAACATGCAGGGAGATAAAGGTAACCTCCTCTACACACTTTGTATGCCCTCATTGTAAGAAAGATGTGAAAGTTAAAAGTTGCGAGGTGTTGGATATTGAAATCAGACCTGACCCATTTTTCGACCTTTAGTGGTATAGGCGGTATTGACCTTGCCGCAGAGAAGGCGGGGTTCCGAACGGTCGGTCAGTGCGAGTTAGCGGAATACCCATATCAGGTACTTTGTAAACATTTCCCAAGTGTACCTAAATGGAGGGATATTAGACATGTCACAAATGAATCTATCAGGGAACGCGGTATCGAAAGGGTTACCCTGCTCAGTGGGGGATTCCCCTGTCAACCGTTCAGTTGTGCCGGGAAGCGAAGAGGCAAAGAAGATGACCGCTACCTCTGGCACGAAATGCTTAGAGTCATACACGAAGTCAAGCCGCGTTGGTACCTTGGTGAAAACGTTGGTGGGTTCATCAATATGGGACTCGAACAGGCGGTTACTGATTTGGAAGCGGAGAACTACGACGTGGAAGTTCTCGTATATGGAGCTGTCGGCGTTAGAGCCACACATGGAAGGAAAAGAGTTTTCCTTATTGGCAACTCCAAACACAATGGATCACATGAACCCGCGGTCAGAAGAGAAGATACTCAAGGAGAGGGACTTCCGGGTAGGTCGGAAGAGTCTTGCGAACCTGCGCGACCAGATAGCCTACGGGATAATGATGCCCACCCCGAAGGCAAGGGACTACAAGGGCATGAGTCAGAGAGGGATACACGCACCGGGGGATGCACTACCGAATTTCCTTACCTACTACACACCGGATGGGAGTCCGACTGGATGGAGGTTGCAGCCCGGTTTTGCGGAGTGGATGCTAGGGTTCCCCGAAGGGTGGACCGAATTATAGCACTAGGGAACTGTGTAGTACCCCAACAGGTCTACCCTATTGTAAAAGTCATTGCGGAGATTGAAAATGGACGAATCTGAAGTTAATGCACTGATATGTATCGTAATTATTATAACTGCTATAACTATTATCTCAATTGCGATACTCGGCACCTGGAACCACGAGACTCCAATACAGGAGAAGTACCCGGGTGCTAAGATCATAGTAGATAAGGAGAACTGCGCTGAGAGGACTAAAGTAGTAGGAAAGACTACAGTACATTATACGACCTGCGACTTGATAGCCAAGTACCCTAACTACTCGGTTACCATATGCGAGAGGTGCAACGAACTATGAAGAAGAAGGATATACCTAACCCCGGTAGCGGCGAAGCAGTTGCTAAAGGTTGTACCTGCCCGGTTCTAGATAACGCTCACGGTAAAGGTACACTATGGGGAGATGATACCTTCTGGATTAACGGTGACTGTCCCTTACATGGGACGCGCTCGAATTTTACTAAGGTGACTGAAGATGTGGAATAACTCTTGGGGATACAAACCGCCATGCTTCGAGCCGAAGTGTGACACCTGTTTATATAAGGACTGCTGTAAGAACTATAGATCGAGTAACCTGTACACCTACGGGATAACAACTTCAACAGGAGGATACAATGGTAGGACTCCCTAAAGGATACAGGAAGATTAACCTTGTATCATGCGCGACGTGCAAGTGGAGTCATCACGATATGGCTTTCGACGACTACTTCTGCACATTCGATGAAGGAGACTTCATAACATCTATATTGAACATATGCGACTACTACGAGGTGATCAGATGATAACTACTATCACTTACGAAATAACTGCAAGGATGTACGGTACCCCACCCTGGAACCCAGGGACCTCAGGGGAACCCAAACTCCTCCACGAACAGAAATTCGTTAACATAACGGAAGAACAATACCAACACATCAGGCAGATTCTAGGAGTCCCATTCTATGAAGAATGACCAACACGCAGGAACCTACCCAACTTACAAACGCGCCGAAGAGTACAGGGACTTCCTACGTGCATCAGGATTTAACGCCGAAATATACTCTAAAGAGGTCTTCGAGGTCTGGGTGATACACAATGCCGACTGACATCCCTATCATCATTACAGTAGGACTATGCTTCCTACTCTTCGCAGTCCTGGAATACTTCTTCGGGAGAGTCATAAAATGAAATACTACCTGAAACTAGTCATGGAGGGCGACTTCCCCGGCTCACCCGATACAGAATCACGCGAAGTCTCAGAATCATTCTACAACTACCTCTACTCCACCTACTTCCGTAATAGGAGGAACAATGAACTCTGACCTATGTAACCTACAATCCATCCACTGCCACCTCAAACGAAAACTCGTCCGAATAGACGAAGAATGTATCATATGCGTCTGGTACATGGGATTCGCACACCTCCAACCCCAACGCCCCATCGGCTGTGGATACCCCGGCGGGAACTTCCACCCGGAAGGTATCTTCTAACTTTTTTAAAAAAAAATTACAAAAAAAACGAATACAAAATGTACGTTATAGCGTACAAAATGTATTCGGACAAAAAAACTCCGGTCAATTTCCATAACCAAGCCCATTCTGAAGTTATCCACGTTCCAAAAACTAAAAAATTTATACACGGGTCTTGACGTGCGGTCCCGCACATCTTCCAGATGTGACCGCTACGCGGTCCGTTTGCCAAAATACGCCTGAATCGCAGAGCCAGGATATTATATTATTAAATAGATGATATTGATCTAAATGATAGGAGAGGGAGGGGTATGCCTATATATATTCTCAATCTAATGATTATATGCCCAAGATAGGGTAGGAAGTCAAAAATGAAGAACTCAAAGGGGAAGGTACAGGAAGAAAGTGCTGTACCAGTAGAGCAGGAAGAGCAGCCAGTAGTACAGGCAGAGCAGCCGGAAGTACCGGTACTCGATGCCTCCTCTCCGGCAGTACCGCCAGTAGCAGATAAGCCTCTCACAAAGGATGAGATGATAGCACTCTTCTCAAAGAGGATCAGCAATTGCCTCAATGATATGATAGGGAGCAAAGCAGAGTATGTACGCCTCAATGAAGAGCGCACTCTCAAGCTCCAAGCCAAGCCTCCCGCAGAGATGCCAGAAAACTTAGTAGCTGAGTTCAGCTCATGCACTCCGGCATTATGGGGACTCCTCAATGATGAGCAGAGGAGGAAGGCTATGGGTATCAGTGCAGAGTCCTATCCTCCGGTATCAACTGAGAAGGGAGAGAAGGCATGGGTAGGTACTGAGGAGGTACTCAATGAGCTCTCAGTCTATTGCAAGGGGTACCGGATTATCAAGAGCTCTAATCATAAGGGAGCTCATCAGAGCGGTACCTCAGTGCAGGGAGGCAATAAGTACAGCAGGGAGGAGATTGAGGGAGCTCTCAAGGAGTACGCCTTCCGGCAGGAGAAGGTACTCAATAAGGAAGGGAAGGAGGTACTCAAAAGCTTCTGTACTATCGGAGGGGTAGAGCATGAAGGGTACATCAGCAACTGGCAGAGGTACCCCCCGGTATGGCTAGAGGCAATCATGAAGGCAGGGGAAGGAGTACCGGCAGAGGCAGAGATTATAGTAGCCTCTTGAAGTATTTTTTTTTGTCTTTATCGCCGGAGGAGGGGTACAGAGTGCGGATGAGAGGCGTACAGATTGAAATACAGCCTACATCGGGTACGGGGTGCTATGATGGCATGGGTACCGGCGCGAGTGCCTCAGTTCGGTATGGACTGGAAATGGAGGACCTGGAAATTAGTGCCAGTGCAAGTAGTGGAGTGAGGGGGGGAGAGGGGAGTTATCCCTGCTACCCTGCCCTGCGGGTTCGTATCCCTGCACTCCCTTTGGGTAGGGTGCTTGATGTATCCCTACCAAGAGGTAGCACTATGAGAAAGAAGTTGTATCAGGACATCCCTATGAAAAACGGGGATAGGTTATACGCGGGGGAGGTGCTAGATGTCACTCCCTGCGTAGTCAATGGCAGAACAATTGCTTCCCTGTGTACAATCACTCGTGGTCCACTGACCTATAATGTAAAGTGGAGGCACGTAGTCAAGTGTCCCTCCCTACGTACAATGGAGAAGTGGATGGATACTGGTATCTGCAAGAGTGTAGCAGGTAAGAAGGTAGAGCCGGACGGGTACGATAGCCAAGGTTATCCCTCCTGGGTTCTAGCCATAGGTATAGTGTGAGTAGAGAACATGACTCAACTAAAGGACACTGAAGAATCAGTAGGGAGAAAAATTAACTCCCTCACCCAATATGGGGTACGCCAAGAGCGTGCTACCCAGAATGGGTACATCATCGTATGGAGTAATGCCCAAGCCTCATGGTACAGGCACTACTATGTGACCAAGAAGGGAGAGGTAAAGTCCCTGGACGCTAATATGCTCCTTGTCTACATGACACATAAGGTACTCGATGAGTGCCTCCCTAGACTCCCGGTATTACCTCTCTACTCGAACTCATTTGAGTACCGAGTCATCAAGGGTGAGATCAAACTATGACACCAAGATTTGAGTACCAGAGAAGGTATGCGTGCCCGGATTGTGGCGCACCCAATACTCTAACTCTTTCTGATGTCAAGAAGGGGTACCACTGCCACCGATGCACAGCCATCAAGGAAGGGAGTCTGGCTTATGAGTGACATCGACTGGGGTAGGATGGATGACATCGCAGAGCGTCTAAATGCGGAGTCACCTATCTGCACTGATTGTGGTATGCCTCTCGAGTCCGAGAAGGACCTGGAACATGAACTGTGCGGGGTATGTTGGGACTATGTCACAAAGTGAAAGGTGTGGGTTCACACTCTACATTTTCATACTCTCCATGTACCTCATAGTCGGGAGTGGTATGATTGCAGTCCTCTCATAATAACAATAACTTTTTGGTCCCAGGACAAAGGCAGGAGAGTATCGCTAGTGCAGCTCGAGTTGTCACCTTGATCCCTAGTGTATTCCCTGCCGTCCATGGTATGTCCCTGCAAAGGACATATCCCTATGTTTGCATGAACCCTCACTTCGAGTTGTTAATGGGATTAGTCCCTGTCCACACAAGGGGACTATACTCCCTATATTTAGGAGGTTCTAATGGAAAGACCACCGTGCTGTTGTAACACATGCGATAAGGAGAGTCATACCTGCGATGATTGGTGTAACGATAGGTTCCCTCATTGCATTAAGAATAACCTGGACTCCGATTATTGTTATAAGTGCTACGAGCATGTACCTAGGAGGGTATAATGGTAATGCGAACTGAGAAACAGATACGAGATGAGTTGGAGAAACTCAAGATCGTCCTAGCGGTTACCAGCGCAGTAAAACTCAAAGAAACGGCTGACTACACTGCTATGATGGAAATACAAATGCAGATATTCTCGTTAGAGTGGGTGCTGAATGAAAATTAAAGAAGCACGCAATCATTATGTTATGGTCGCCTTCAAAGGGGATGGTAACGTTCAGTTGGACTGGAAGGAGGGTAGGCTAGTGCTTACCGTCACTGAGTTCAATGAGGAAGGTAATATGGAGCAGTACCAGTTATTGGTAGAGAAAGGCAACAACTCGAGGTGGAAACACTACCTGGGTCATGCAGAGCAGGATTGTGGTATCATTGTCGCCAGTTAAACCTGAATGTGCAAAGTGTCATAAGGAAAGTTGTATCTATGTCCCTGCTAAAAAGGCAAAGTTATCAAAAGATACACTCAGAATAGTGGAGGATATGATACTCAGCATGAGAATTGACATCAGCATAGCGTTGAGATGCTTCACTGATGAAGAAAGAGAGTGTAGGATTGCATTAATACGCAATACATTGGATCAACTGACCTACACTATGCACGTTGAGGAGGTATAATTATTTTTGTGCGGCTATTGGTGGAAGGGCGGTTCGAGTCCGCACCCGCACTTGTGATGGGAGAGATACCCATCAAGGAAGTGATTGAATGAATGTCTTAGAGAGGTTGAAACAACATATGACCGTATTCAACGCAAATGACAACGACAAAATGGTCGGTTGTCTCCTCGTAAAAGAGGTAAAGAGCCACCCCCACTTTCGGGTAGGTGTGGACTGTCCTGGGTGCGAAGAAGTCCAGACAATGTCATGTATGATTGACATCGGGGAGGGCGTGTATAAATGCCCGAACTGTGGGTATCTTGCACTCATGGATAAGTGAACACATGACTGAGTTCAAGTCGGATGAAAAGGAAGACAAAACCCTTGCATGTGCTATTGCCAAAGAGGTAAGGGGTAATACTCCCTTTACCTATGGCGAAGTCTATTGTCCCTCATGTGACGATGGATACGCCTTTGATGACATGAAGCACATCGGTGGTTCAGTCTATAAGTGTCCCAACTGTGGCTACATAGCCACAATCAAGAAAGAGGAGTGACAGCGAATGGGTAAGAAGCAAAAGCTAACACCCGGAAACGCTGTCTACAACTGTTGGAAGTGTGAAAATAGGTGGAGCGCACAATTCACTGAGAAGATGGTTCATTGTCCCAGGTGCGGTTCATTTAAGATCACGCGGGATGTGTAAAAAATATGTCCCTTGAGAAAAAGGTTGAGTTACCAAACGACAGACTGTCTTGGCAGGTAGCGAAGTTACTTCGGAGGTGGGACTGTAGTACTGCATCAGATTGTAACACCTGTTGCTTTAACAACTACGGACCGAACCGGGGTAAGTTCGAGAATAGATGTGCCTTGAACGTAATGCAGGACATATGCAGGAACTACGCAGGTAGCATCACTGAGGAGGAGATTACAGCCTTCATGGGTGATGGTATAAAGAGCGAAGTTGAGCATATTCCCTTTGTTATCGTTGCAGTAGAGGACTCTTCCGATAAGGTATGCACTGAGAACCAGTGTAATACCTGTCCAATCGCCAAGCAGTGCAGAAAAGAAATTCTAGGTGAGAAAGCATGAACATGATTTCATTTACCTTGCCAAAAGACAACGAAAGTATGTTGACTTTCCTGGCACTAAAAGGGCTGAGTATAACAAAGATAGCCCAGTCACCAAAGGTAATAGTCACCGATGATGATGAGTGGATTGAAAGGTTCCACATCTGGTATGACTATGAAGAAAGTCTAGTCAGACAGGAGATGGACGAACTCACAGACGACGCGGCTATGGCAGTAGAGGTGAAGAAGGATAGTACCTTTCTCATGCTCAAGAACCAAAAGCAGAGAGAGTTGTATCTTCTCTCCCGCTACCAAGTATCGTCAAAGCGAGCGCAAACCATAATTGAGTTGACAAAAGATGAACTCGTCACGATCTTGTCCAAACCAGAAGCTACTTGACACAAAGGTGGTGCTAGACGATGGATTTGTGGTCAGAGATATTGAACTCGATAGGGACACCAATCATCGTTTCATACGAATGTATCAGCAGTACTACCGAGAGGAGTGGTGAAATGGCAACTGAAACTAAAATCCCTTGCAGGTTAAATATACACCTTGGGGATATGTCAGGTGAAACAGCACTCGGTATGGCTCAACGCATCGCCAATCGAACTAACGCCAGGGTGTATCTTGTTGCAGAACCAGACTTCGAGCCTGAGTCGCCTAAGGGGTTGTTGGTGAAGAGATGAAATACCGCGTGGACATTCACTTTGGGGATAGAACCCCTAGTGAAATAGAGAAAATTGCGAAGACTGTCGCCAGACTCCTCCGTATGGATGTGTATGTAGTGAAGGACTACACAACGGAGAGGCTCGGTGTTAAAGTCCCGCCGAAGAATGGTCATATTGAGGGTGATTGGAGGGATCATTATTGAAAGCACTTATCCCTGTTAATCTACTTCATCATGATTTTTACATCGCTGATGGCGGTGTGAGGTACCGGATACCAAGTTCCGGTAAGGTAGCAAGACTCGAGATAGTAACTGAGCCGATAGGTAAGCTCAACTTGTCCCTTGGTTCTAGGGTACTAGAGGTACCTATAGTCGAGATCACGACCGATAACCTGGTCCTGATTGATATGGATGGCTTTGAGTCTGAACTTCCTGAGGAGGATGATGAACATATCTACCTTGTAAGCACAATGGTAGCAGAACATCTCCGTGGTCGTATGGATGTCTATGCGCCAGATACCACGAAGAATGGGGTAGTTAGGAACGAGAGGGGGAGTATCATCGCTGTATCACAGCTCCAAACCTTCAACTAACTACTATTAGTGACCGGAGACCTAGTGGGTGCATATCGTGTCCACTAGGACGGATTACTAACCGTAAATGGTAAGGATGGACTAAGAATGTCGGAATTTAATGCAACAGCTACCGAAGTCTGTAACAAGATTACAGCACGCGGAGTCAGTGAGACCTACGACCACCCAATCACCATCGCAGACATGAAAAAGTTTGCACGTGCAAATGGGGTAAACAACTTCCACGCCTACTGCAATGGCAGTGAACTCAACGAAGACGACTTCCCTGTAAGCGGCACCCTGGAAATCAGGGAATACTCTGCACCAAAGCAGTGAACTCCCTTCAATAACTTTTTATTGTTGAGGAGGGTAAATGACCGTTCATTACAGTATGGAGAGGCGTTACCCCGGCAGGGACCAGATTGTCTACTATGTCACCCTTGAGCGTGATAGTGAGGCAAGTACAGTCACAAGTAGGACTGGTCTTGGAGAGAACTATCTTAAACCATTGGTAAGTGACTTCGTTGGTTACCTTAACCTTCTAAAGAATAATGATAGTATAAGGTCAATCCATCAAGTCCCTATGCCACTAGTTGAGAAGTTACTCTCTGATTATGCTGGTAGGGGTAATGGGTACTTCATGTACCTTGTACCTGATCCCGCAAGAGTCCAGAATGACCTTGTGGTGAGAAATGTCCTTCCTGGGTTCCTTGATTATATGTCCATGAAGGCTACACTGATGTACCGTAGGTACCTCGATGGAACATCTATGCCCGCGTTTATCTCTTCTTCACTTGTTGTGTATGATGAGAAGTCACCAACGGGTATTGTAAAGTTCCTTGAGGGGAGTACCGGAGGGAAAATCAGCGTTATTGATGCTGATGGTAGCATTGCCGAGATTGACTTACCAAGAGTAAAGCTCACTTCTAATGGCAGTACCATCACTGCGGCTAAGAAAGTCGCCGCGGTGTCCCAACAAGCATCAGTCAAGTTCGCTCAAATCGAGAAGGAGATGGTCGATCGTCTGAACAGGAGCATAAAAGAGGTCAAAGAATCTGCCTTTGTTTCCATGTTCAGAGATGTAAGGGCTATAACCGACGCGGGGTGGGAACTAAAGAGTATCTCATCCCCCACTGGCGGTATGAGTGTAGGGGAATACTTCTACTATGATGGAATAATTCATCCGGTAGCAGTATCACTTCGTCAATCAGCGATTACCGATAGGGTAATAGACGAAGCGGTAAGCATCAGTGTTCCTCTTCCTAAGACCACGACTGATCGGATGAGCGTATCGCAGATATACATCCCTGTGGGTAGCATGATCAATGGTTCATATGCCTTTGGTTATTACCCGCACAAGGACGGAGATTCCTACGATCGGGTAGGTTCCCTCTGTATAGGCGACCTATTGGGACAGCCTATCACTAACATCATACAATTGCTCCATAACCTGACAATTGTCAACTTCCATAGTATGTATGGAGGGAACGCGTCTGACCATATCCACAAACTGGTCAACGGTTGGAGGAAGAAGTTTGATGAAACTGGAGTTCTCCCTATGGACAAGAAGAGAGGTAGAGCAACCTCTATGTTCCGAGTCGGGACTGAGTTCAGTGGGGATAGCGATGGTGCAGTCGCAGAGGCAGAAGTCGATGAAGGTGAGGGGGATTGGTAGTCAATGGACGATGACGAATACGACGAGCAAGACCTGGGTGAAGAGGGCGATGAATCGTTCTTTGAACTTTACAGACGTCAGAACCTCGTTAGTGATCTCAGAGTTCCCCACACAGTCACAGTAATAGGTGTAGGAGGAGTTGGTAGCTACGCTGCTATATTCATGGCACTGGTGGGTGCCCGCCGTATTATCCTTGTTGATCCTGATATTGTCGAAGAATCAAACCGCAACCGAGTATTGTTCCGGTACTATGACGTATCAGCCACAAAGGTAGATGCGATTGGTGCAATCATAAGTGCATTACGCAGGGATGTCATAATTGACTGCTATGCGTATCGTATCGAAGACGTTGACGAAGAAGGTAGAAAGAAGATTTCTACGAGTGACGTGGTATTTGATTGCCGCGACATCGTAGATTGTCTACCTGATTGGGTACCTAAGTGTAAAATCACCGGAGGGTACGATGGAAAGAGGGTTACCATGCACCTGAATCCCGACCTGAGTAAAATCTGGTCAGTCGGTTCAATGACATACACCGAAACTCCATCATATTGTGTCCCTCCTGCCCTCATAGGTGTCCTCATGGCTCTCTATACTACATCTCCATCATTGGAGGTAAAGGATGAGAAGATCGTGTCGTTCAATGTGGACAAACTATTCAATGAGGTAATCGACCATGACAGAATTTAATTCTGAGGATGGTGCAGATATAGACGATACTAGGGAGGTCCTAGAGTATGGTCTTGCCTTTAACAAGGCTGCCCAGGACATCTATGATGAACCTGAGAGGAAGATAGTGGGCATAACAGTTGTTGTCCCTGCTGGTGATGATAAGAGTATCAGGTTCATGGCTAGAACATGGGACGAGAAGTACCACCTTGTAGTCGAAATGATGCTCAACTCTGGTAGGTTAATCCTACATGAGTTACCAAAGGGTTTGTTACAAGGGGATGACACATACATAACTCTCGATGATAACATGTCCTCACTCAGTAGGAGTGTTCAAAATGCCGAAGACCTGATACAAGGTATAAAAGACCATCCGAAGCAGACTTTATTACCTGGAAAGGTTTTCATTGTTCTATCAGGAGATGGGAACCAACTAAGTGTCGGTTGCCAAGGTTATAAGAACTATAGTATGTTCAGGTTCACATCAGGATTCAAACTGCACAGAGATAGTGCAATGAGTTCTGGAAAGTTCGACCTGAATGAAGAGGGTGCTTTAAATTACTCGTGGAGCTAAGTCGAAAACTGAGGAGGCTATGGACAAGATTCTCCCTGTCAAGGTAGAGAAGGCAGGGACTTTGTTCCAGTCCGATGCAGTGATATTCGATCCCATTGAAGTTGTAATCGCGGAGGAGATGCTACATACATGCAAACTCGTCCAAAGCAACTTCCCCGGACTCGAGTGGAGCATCCTCTGTAAAGGAGAGTTGGGAAAAGATGGGTTTGAAGTCGAGAGTGATTTCGTAATACCAAAGCAGGAGGTAACTTCTGCCGAGGTTAATTTCACTGATCGGATAGAACTCGAGCAGTACCGGGCGTTGGGGTATAATACCATAATACACTCCCATCCCTTCAAGTCGGAGTCATTTAGTGGTTCTGATAGGACAACTCTATCAGTCAACTACGATTGCTCCATCTTGTTCAGTCAGGGAGCGTTCACAACGGCGACCGTGTCGTTCAGGTTAGGAGGTGAGAATGAGCAACTACTTATAGTGGATACAAAGGTGTGTCTGCTTAATACCTACATTACACTACCTGATAATCTCAAGAGTGTAATCACCGAAAAGACTTTTGCTCGCCCTGCCAATGCTTGTTACCAAAACAATTCGGGTTGGAACAAGGGCAAAAGGTCGACTAAGTCTGCGAAGGAACTTAGAAAGCCAGTTAAGATACTGACAATGATCGGTGACTTCGAGAAAGCGTACAATGGAGGTTTTACAAGTGGCGAGCAGTTTCACTGTTGATGTCACACCCCTACTCAACATCATTGATGATGAGTATGAACAATTGGATAACGAACAGCTTAACCGCTATAATGTCCTTGGTGGAAGCTTCATTGAACTCACATTGTCCCAAATGCAAAATCGCTTTGAGGCACTTGAGGAGATGGAGTCGAGTATAAGACATGAGTGGGGTAAAGGAGGAAGTAAGGGAATACAGTCTTGGCTATCCGAGAATCATGATATGTTACAGAAGTGCCGTGTCATGGCGCATGACGCCGATGACCTAGAGGACGCTTCGTGGCTTTCTGAATTGCTACATAGATTAAACATGAAGGTGATAAGGACCCAGGACGCATTATGTCCAACACGATGAGCGATGATGATGTTTCAAATAAGAACATCATAGCGGAGTTGTATACAGACATCAAACCATCTCCACTCGACATCCTTTTCCTTCTTGCTGTACTATGGACTATTTACATGCTAATTACAGGAAAACCTATATGGTGAATATGGAGAACGTTCATCGCGTCGAGCATTTTCTCGATATGTTGAACGATGAGGATGTCGTGTTGGAAGACGCGCTCCGTGAACTTCGGGGGGATGATCCCACCGTACCTAATGTTAAAGCAGTACAAGATTACATGTCGTGGAGAATAGAACAATCGGAGAAGTTGGAGAAGAACAAAGATGACTGAGTTCATTGGAAGGATACTTGAGTTCGATGGTACCTCTGTTAACGTGGAGGGAACATGGATCAAGTGTACCAAAAAGAGTGCCGAGTTCATCGGTCGTTGGGTAGGTAAGGATGCTTACATTGACATCAATAAATACAACCAAGTTGGATTTAGCGATGATCCGGGTAAGCACCCAGGGGTGAAGAGGTTTAGCGATATACCTCTTCCATCAAAGGGGGAGTCTAATCCCTCTTCCCTACCTCCCGGCGTATATGAACTTACTGGTAAGGATAAGGTTATCCTATGGCAGAACCAGATGGATCGTGCTGTCGAGATCATCACACTATCAGGCATATATGAGTCCCTGACACCAGACGCTATCATGATGGTAGTACTCGATATGACTACCAAACTCATGAATAAGTCCCTGGAAAAGTTTGAGACGGGGCGTATTGTTGGGGTAGGTGAGGACTGATGTTAGTCCAAATTGATGAGATGAACCTCGAAGAGTTACGTGATAGGATTAGGCAGGTAAAAGCCGCGAAGGGTGATTACCAGCACAATCTTATTGCTATGCTTCTTGGGACTATCGACACCAAGTATGGCGAAGCGGAGGCACGCAAAGCCATTGATGACTTTGATCTAGGGTTGTGATACTCTGGTTAAGGAAATGCAGTGTTCTTTCTGTGGTAGGTTACTACGCAGACGGGATAGAATTAAATCCCTTACTTTTTGTAATGGCTCGTGTAGAGCGTTGTACTATGCTTTCAAGAAGCAGACTCGTTATATGAGTGAGAAACCCAAGAACAATCGGCTCAACATATCTGCCGGTTCCCTGCTTACCCCGGTAAGCGAGCGCATCGCCGCGTTGGGGTTTCCCCACTATGTACACCGCGATCATATCATCGACCATCTGGTTGAATGTGGCAAGGCTAATGGGATGAGCAACATTAACATAAAAAGATCGGTATCAGCGTGCATAATCCTTAATAAGTATAAGAGAGTATCTCAATGCTCTAATGCTTATGTAAGGGATGATGACGTTGAAGAAGGAACTAAGGGAGAAATGTGTGGATGAACCCATAATAACTAATTACTCGGGTATCTTCAAAGAAATCATACTTAGTGGATACCAGAGCCAACTACAAAACATTAAACTTGATTTGAACTTTTACCCCTTTTTAGAGATTGATACTAATGACCTGCCACCTGACTTATTCGATATGCTGATTGATAACCCAGGGAGTGTTGTCGAGTACGCAAGGAATGGTCTTGTAGCAACCGGGAGGATTAAACCAGAAGACTGCACTAAGATAGCGGTAAGGTTTATTAACTTCCCTGCTCAGACTCCAATCGGCAAACTCAACTCCCGTAAACTTAACAATTATGTGTCAGTCTATGGTATTGTGAAGAACATTACCGCTATTATCCCTAGGTTTTACATTGCTTCGTTTGATTGTACCTGCGGGAGAAGAGTTGAGAAGGAGATTGTAGATAGGTTCGTGGGCGATCCCTTAGCTTCCGAGTGCCACTGTGGTAATGGCAAATATACACTCAATGCTGAGAAGAGTATCATGAGAGATGCTCAGTTTGCCACGTTGCAGGAAACACCAGAAGGCTTGAAAGGAGGACAGATGCCCGCTAGTATCGTATGCGAATTGTACGATGACCTATGCGGCAGGGTACTCCCCGGAAATCGCATTGTTTTGAATGGTGTACTTCGTGCCTTCCAACGCAAGGGGAAGTCGGTTCTCACTGAGACGGTTATCATTACTAACTCCATCGAGTACAAAGCGAAGGAGTATGATGACATAATCATCACTGATGAGGAGGAAGCACGCATAAAGACTATGGCTACCGATCCAGAAATCTTTGAGAGGGTAGCACAGGAGATAGCACCTAGCGTCCTGGGTCATACAGATGTGAAGCAAGCAATCGCCCTTCAGTTATTCGGTGGGTATAGTAAGCCACTCAAGGATGGGACTAAGACTCGTGGGGATATTCATATCCTCTTGGTCGGGGACCCGGGTATTGCCAAGAGTCAGATACTCTCATCAGTCAGGAACCTATCACCTAGGGCGGTTATGTCCTCAGGTAAGATGAGTTCGACTGCCGGTCTTACTGCTACGGTAGTTAAAGATGCAACCGGAGCATACACCCTAGAGGCTGGTGCCGCGGTGTTAGCCGATAAAGGTATGCTCATAGTCGATGAGATTGACAAGATGAGAGATGAAGACCGTGACGCAATGCACACAGCGATGGAACAGCAGGAGGTGTCCATCAATAAGGCGGGTATTAATACGACTCTATATACACGTTGTTCTATACTCGCCGCCGCCAATCCGAAACTTGGTAGGTTCGATCTGTTTGAGGACCTGGCATCTCAGGTTGAGTTATCGCCTGTACTTCTGTCGAGATTTGACCTGATCTTCATTATGTTAGATTCACCCAATACTGATAAGGACAATGACATAGCAAACTTTATCATGAGTGGGAGGGATGATGACAAAAGTGGTTATGATCTTAACATACTCAGGAAATACATTGCCTTTAGTCGAAGAAATGTTAAGCCTGTATTCGATAGTAATTCAGCAAAAATCCTTGTTGAGTATTACACTAAAATGCGGGGGATGGGTGGAAGAGACAAGCCTATGCCTATTACCGCCAGACAACTTGAGGCTCTTAAAAGACTGGCAGAGGCTAGTGCGCGATCTAGGCTCTCTGAGACCATCACTGATGTCGATGCGAATCGTGTTGTATCCATCATGTACAACTGCCTTAAAGGAGTGGCTTTCGATGCAGCGTCGGGAACATTCGACACTGATAAAATGACTGGTACTTCCAAGAAGTCCAGGGACGTGAGGAAGGAACTCATCTCTCTGGTAGATAAGTTAGCCAACGATTCCGAGTTTGGATTGGCTAAGGAGTCTGATGTCCTGATGGAACTGGTAAACAGAGGTTTCGATAGGGATAAGATTAACAGGACTATTGCCGATTTGTGCAAGGAGGGGTTTTATATACAACCTAGAAATAATACTATAAAGAGAGTATGACGAATGAATGGTATGTTGGTGCTGTGGCAGTAGTAGTACTCTACACCACCTTTTGGATTTTCCAGTTCTTCAACTACATTGTGAACTGGCTTGAAGCGCACTTCCCTGTTTTTAATAATTTCGTTTGGCTACTGTCCCTTGTGATCCTGTGGCTGATCGTTATGTTGGTGGGGGTGTACCACACCTATGGGAAGAAAACCCCTGAGTGAAAAAGGTGTACGGTCTAGCCGCCCTACTATGAATAGGGTGTTCTCTATCTATCGTGACCAGTATGATTACTGGAAGAAGTACCTAAAGAAAGACATTAACATCTCTGCTAGCATCCGCGACATCTTTGATCGGAAACTCATCCCACAGGAAGTCCATCCAAGTCTTTCAATAGAAGTTCATAAACTGTTTGTTCTTCACTTATCATCCCTTGTCCAAATCAAGGACCCCTACGAGCAAGCAGTCTATTTATATACTATTATGACTAAATATGGTCTTACAGTAACAGTCTGGCAGATGTATTGTTACATACAAGAACATCAGGAGTTGTTGAAATGATCATAACAGATCAGTCAGTTGGTTCTAATGTAGGGGAGTTCACAGCAATTCCCTTCCATGCAATCGTAAAGTTTAAGGTACAGTCAATTGAAGATAACTTCGTCATCAAGGCGATTCTTCTCAACGATGAGGAAGTCATTGTCGGATGGAAAGGTTCGATGGACCGGGTGATGGAAGTCCTCAGGGAACTGGATGAAGCAGAGTACGATGCTGAACCATATGTTCACATCTACGATACCCAGTAACCTTTTTAAACTCCCTTTTCTATTATATAGTTATGAGAATATTCTCATGTATTGTTCTAGCACTGACGATGATGGTCGC